ACTCATATGTTACCTTATATCATTGAAACCATTATCTTACGCGTCTAGCTTGTAAAAACGAATTAGTTCCCCATGTAGCACCACCGGCAACTGTATATGTCACTGCTGCAACCAAATAAACAGTTGTAGTGGTACTCATATTTATACGTCTATTCCCTGTAGGATTAAGATAGGTACTACTTGCTACCAAAGTGCCGAAAGCGTCAAATACACCGCCATTAGCCTGGCTATCTTCCGAAGTAGGATTTAATGAAACACCACCGGAAATAATTGTTCCAGCAGTCGTACTACCTGTAACAAGTGACATAGTCCCATTAACATCCCAATCCCCAGCAGTCAATGAAATAGAAGTTACAGTTACAAAAGCTCCAGAAGAACCTACGGAGACACCAGCACTATTGGCGCTAACGTATTCACCAATATATCCAGTAGTTGCATTTCCACCAGTAGTGGTTCCAATAACTTGAGAACTAGCAACGTTTCCAGTAACTGTCGTAGCAGTTCCAACAGCGCCGTTGTTATAGTATTCGGTGACTTCAATGTAACCAGCGGCTCCTGCTCCACCAACTACTCCACCTGCGTTAGCAGTTCCTGCTGCACCACCAGTACCCACTGCATAACTATAAGTTGCTGTAGGACTTACGATAATAGCTTCAATGTAGGCACCGGCTCCACCACTTGATCCAGTATATCCTGGTGCAGGAGACCCAGCACCTCCACCACCTGCTCCAGTATTAGCAGCAGGTGCTAAACCAACAGTTGTTCCGCCAGCACCCCCGCCGCCGCCAGCTCCAAAAGGAGTGCTCGCGCCAGGAGGACCGTTTACCGCATTAGTTGTAGTAGAAAGACCAGAAATACCAGTCCCATTTCCACCATTAAAAGCCGCAACAATAATTGGACCAGCTGTTGAACTTGCGGTTCCACCGAGTCCACCGGTTCCTGCACCACCAGCCGCAGAACCGCCAGTACCAGCGCCAGCGCTAAGGAGTGTTGTATTCCAAGTAGTTGCCGAACCAGTCCCACCTGCGGCACCAGCACCTGTAGAAGTTCCCGATCCAGCACCCCCGCCACCGCCACCGACCATTTTTATTTGGATAAAACTTACGTTAGCAGGGGTGGTATAAGTTCCCGAACCTGAAATAAATTTTTGAACAGTAGGTGTAAAAGCGCCGCCGCCACCCACATAAATAGCGCTCCAATTTGCAGCAGTGGTCCCAGAAGTGGCAATACATGTATATATGGCGGTAGTTGAAGGATTTTGAGCTAAAACAGTATTACTTCCACTACTTTGAACCGTTACGACCGCCGTACTATTATTAGTGACGATGTAAGCTTGTCCCAAAATTAAAGTACTGGTTACGGGAAGCGTAACCGTTTGTGCGGTGGATCCAGTAAAGTATTGTTGACCGGCTGAAATTACGGTTAGCACTACAGGGGTTGCCGATGTAATGGTGGTAGCGTATCCATTAACTAAATTGTTAGAGGCGACAACGTTACCACTTGAGTTTATGGTCAAACCAGTGGTTGCAAGATTCGCAGTAGAACCACTGGTTACACTGGCAGGACTGGTTTGAATAATTACACTACCGCCAGCACCTGTCCCAGTGGAATTACCCCCTATGATGGTTAGATTAGCTCCAGGAAGATTAGCACCAACCATTGGACTTGGTTGAATATTTACGTTAGTAGCGGTTCCATCCCCAACCGCTCCGCGACCCAAGAACATGCTTTGTAGAGTTGCAGTTGGACTTCCGAAAGTAATCTGACCGGCGGCAGTAGTGGGATCGTATGTCGAAGTGGTCCCGGCATGTCCAGCTGAAAAACTGTAATGAGTTGGCTGCAGTTGACTTCCAATGGCGATACCGCCGGTAGCGGTATGAGCGGCGTTCCTACCAATTGAAATACTGTAAGTGGCTAATGACGAATTGTTTCCAGCATTATATCCGATAGCGGTAGCAAACCCAGCGGCTGTTGCGGTGCTACCAGCTGCTGTCCCAATGATGACTTGCTCACTTGAATTCGCTTTTGCGGCAGATCCAATCGCTACGATATTTGAAGTTGCAGCAGTAGATGCGATATCATAACCAACAAATACCGAGGATGATGCATTAGCTGTAATTGCGTGACCAATAAATACGCTATCAGACGTGTCACCATGTGTGAATACCATGGAATCACCAATAGCAATTAAGGTACTATCATTGGTCAACACATTGGTTGAATCGGTTTTGTAACCAATTAAAATAACATCGAAACCCGTAGATAGGGAAGTAGAAGGTTTACTGCCGATAACAGTATTGAAGGTCCCTGATGTAATCCCGCTACCTGCTTCATAGCCATACAGAGTGTTATCAGTAGCACCGGTTGTTAATGCATTACCAGCACTGATACCAACTACAGTATTATCGGCACCTGTAAAACTTAAAGTAGAATTCGTGCCCCCGTAAACAGAAGTATTACTAGATAGGTAATTGAATCCATTAACTGATCCCGGCGTCTGCCAAGTAGGAGCTGCAGTTGCGCTAACCGCTGTTAACACTTGGCCTACTGTGCCACCAGCTACAACGGTTAAGGGACTGGTAGAAGTAGCACCTGCTATGATTACCTGATTCGCGGTGAAACTACCGACCCCTGTTCCACCATTAGCTACAGGCAGTAATCCTGTGACACCAGTTATTAAAGGAAGTCCAGTGGCATTAGTGAGTGTGATAGCGGAAGGAGTGTCTAAGTTTGGAGTTGTTAAGCTTGGAGAAGTAGCTAATACTACCGTGCTTCCCGTACCGGTTGTAGTAGCAGCACTAATCGCGGTTCCATTTCCTTGTAAAATCCCTGTAATAGTCGTTTCGATAGTAATGGCAGGAGTGGTAGTAGAAGTTGCTACGGTTCCTGCAAATCCATTAGCGCTAGCTACAGAGACAGAGGTAACGGTGCCGGTTCCAGAAGCAGGTAGATTGTAATATCCTAGAACGCTGGATCCATTGGTTCCGTAGTATTGACTTGCTGTAGGACTCGCGGTATCATTTTTAAGTGTGATATTACCAGCAGTAATTACTACTGAATCGCTTGCTGTAAGTGATGAAGGCCCTCCAGTGACCTGTGAATAAGGAAGACTTAGAGCGGATAAGGTTACTAATGTACTATTACTAGTTGCTGTCAAAGAAGTAGCTGTTAAGCTGCCCGTGACATCTCCAGTTAATGTACCTACCAATGAAAGAGTTGGCGTGGAAGTTGCATTGGTTACGGTGCCTGTAAAACCACCACCATTGGTGAAAGCGAATGAAGTAACGGTACCAGTTCCAGGGCTAGGAAGGCTAAAATAACCTAGAACACTAGACCCATTGGTTCCGTAATATCGTGAAGCACCAGGAGACGCGGTGTCGTTAACAAGAGTAACGGTTCCTGAAGTGTTGACCAAACTATCTGCAAATGCTAGGGAAGAAGGGGTGCCAGTTACTTGAGAATAAGGTAGTGAAAGCGATGAGAGCGTGGTTATAGTTGAATTCGTAGTAGCTGTAATATTTGAAGCGGTTCCACTAGTATTAGAGGAGATACTTGCGGGAAGATCAGCAGCTACTAAAAGTCTGAACGTGGGTTGAGCAGATCCTCCAGAAACAGGACCTGCGAACACCGTATTAGCAACTTCAACATTAAGAGTTAAAGTCAGCGTACCAGTGCCAGTTACTGGGCTATTGCTAATAGCGTAAATAGGAGTAGTGCTTCCATCAGAAAGGGCAACTGAAGTAACGCTTCCACTATTAGTCGCGGCTATGGTAATATTAGAACCACTAGGGGTAACGCTGATTCCTGAACCAGCAACCAAAGTTATGGCTCCGGTGAGACTGTTAAGTGAGGTAACCGAACTACCACCGCCTGGAGACCAACTTAGATTCCCCGCTCCATCATTGGTCAATACATATCCTGAAGTAGCGGCTTGCGCGGCAGGCCAAGTAATGGAATAATTGGTCGTAGAAGGAACGAGTTGAGTGAAGGTTCCAGAAGTGAAAGCAGAAATGGCTAACTTATTGCCACTACCGGTGTTAGGATTGTATGACATTTTCGATGTCCTCTTGGGGAGAGACCTTATTGCCTTTTATAATATTTTCTATAGCCCACATCGGCTGTAAATTAGTATAATGACAAACTTTTAAGAACTCTTCTCTATTGGTCAAATCCACTATAGAAAGGGGTATTTTATGATCTATATTCCAATATCCATGGCCATTACCGTAGTTATCCCAAGTCATTCCTGGTTGAAATAGGGATTCGAGATATGATTTAAAAAATTCTACGGAACAGCCCAAATCTTTTACTGCAGAACCGGCCTTAGTTGTTCCATGTATCATTTTAGACATTCTTTTTCTTAAATTATTGGTCAATTTGAATTGAATATCGGTGGAAGATCTCTCTCTAGAGTGCTTGTTTCTTTTTTCTCTATTTTCTTCTCTATAAATTTTATGTTGAGCTAGTATTTCTTCTTTATTTCTTTCATAGTGTATTTTTCTAGCATTGACTATTTGTTCCAAATTATTGTTTCTATATTCTGTTTGTTTTTCTAAAATTTGATCCCTATTTTGTATGTAATATTCTCTACCTCTTTCTTTCTTCTCGTCTTTATGTTCAGCAATGTAAGTTTTATTTTTAGCTTTAATCTTTTCTTTATTTTTTTGATAATATTCTCTCTTTTTTACACTGTTGCAGGATTTACAAAGATAGTAAAATCCGTCTTTAGAACGTTTATTATTATCAAAAAAACAAAAATATAAATTACTATTACATCCTTTACAAAATTTCATATTAAAATATAAACCACGCATTCCCCGAACTAACCAATGAAAATTCGAAATATTGAGTATTAGTCGATTGTGTACCGAGACCATTTATTAGGTCTGAACCTGCAGCAACAATATACATATAATTTGAACTGGCATCCGACTTCACAAAATAGAAGCATCGTCCAATAAAAGCGGAAGCAGAAGGTAAATCAAAAGTTACGGTTCCAGTAGCACAATCTGCAATCAAAAATTGATCAGCGGTAAGTACGCCATAAGTTGTCGGCCCCACTTTTGTAGAAATGGCTTGCATGTTCCCAAGGCCATTGGCTCCAGTGGCTCCAGCGGCTCCCGGAGGACCTTGAATGCCGCTATTGCTTCCGCTGCCGCCGCCCGAGTAACGAAATTCCAGTTCGTCCCCGACAACCAGTCCGTCAGGCAACGTTAGAATTTCAATTTGATTACTTGGCGTGCCAGCGGCACCCACTTCCTCGTAAGCTCCGCTTTCCACATCCAAGAATTGACCGTTAAGAAATACTTCGAGAATTCCTTTACCAACGGTATAGTATGCAATACTATTAGCTTCTCTGGAATTAAAAGGTAACGTGATAATAGTGGAATTAGCTATTGGTCCATTTATAGAAACCGGTGAAACCAAAGAAGGTGGATAAGTTCCACCAGAAGCAACCACAGATATGGTTTCATCATAGGTGGGACTATTTAGTGATATCTCTAGATTTCCTAAGGCAAGATCTAGTTCTTTAATAGCTAACGTTAGATTATCACCATCATGGACGAAGTAGTTTCCGGTTCCGGTTCCGCTTTGAATTATAGAAATTGAAAATGGAGCGCCGACATTGCCATTAGTTGCGGGAGTACTTGTGCCTGCACTGGTATTAGTTACGACAACCGCTGTAGCATTACTGGTAAAAGCGGAGAAAGTAATCGTAGCGTCGCCAACACCACTTGCCAAAGTAAGTGTGCCGGTTCCACTTCCGGGAATCGCGTTTGCATTAGTAGTATTGCTTAGAGTAACTGCTCCAGTCAATGCAATTAGGGAACCATTTACGGTTCCGCCGCTGGTATCGGTGATACTAGCTTGAGCGATGATATTGCCGTTAAAAGTTCCAGCATTTCCACTATTAATGGTAGCCGAAGATCCGACTAACCAATAAACGTTCTTAGCTAATGCGCCACCAGTCAAAGCAATTGTAGGGGTTCCACCGGCTCCAGTAGTTAGAGTAGAAGCGGCTTTAAATACGAATATATCAGTAGCACTACCATTTAATGTCACTGTTCCTGGACCGCTAGCCGCTAAATTAAATGTTCCGCTGGATTCAGAATAATAACCTGCGGTTAATGTTTGACCATCTAAAATCGGTGATATCGCAACATATCCACCATGAGCGGCTAAACTAGTATACGCCGATAAAGCATCGCTTTGTGCGATTTGAGCGAGAGTGTTACCAGCGTTTTCAGTACCTGTATAAGTACTGGGAGGAAAATTAGTAATAGAAGTAGCATTATTTGGATAAATACCTAAATCACCAGTTAAAACCGACCCTCCACCAGTGGACCCAGTAACCGCTGTTGCACCTAAAACAGCATAAGCACTTGCAGAATTTAGTAAACTTCCTCCAATAAGTAGAGGAGATCCGGTTCCCGTAGTAATTAGTGTAGTCCCACCAGAAATCGTCGAAACCACCGTAAATGTTTGCGAATTATTTGTATAAGTAGCTCCTGCGGTGGCATTAGCAGAACTAGTGGTAAAGACGTATTCATTAGCATCGATCAGCGCACTAAAATCACCAAGTGGAGAAGAGTTTAAAGCAATTTCTATTTTGGTATCAACTTGTGCAGCGGTGTCCGTACTTAAAATTGGAACCAGAATTAAACCATTGGTATAAGGAATAACTGGAGGGCTTCCAACTCCATTAACGGTAAACCAAACCACATATTGCTGGGCGTTCGCACTACTATTAATCAGGAAATACTGACCGCCGGTAATCGTGGAGCCCGTACCAGCAGAAATACTGGTAATTTGAGGTAAAGAACCAGGATTTAATGCGCTAACGTATTGTGGGCGGCTAGTACTTGCGGATGGGCTACCAATATATTGAAGAAGCTGTAGAGAAGTGGTTCCGCTAACTTCTACTGATTCTCCGTAATCCAATTCTTCAGCTAAGAAACGAATGTAGACTCTTGGACTACCACCATTATCTTCTCGTAAGAATAACCAAAACGCACCTGCAGGAACAAGAGCACGGGGAGCTATATAGATGTTACGGTTGGTAGAAGGTGAAGGTGAAGCGGTGTAGCTACCAAAAGCGTATTGAGCGGGGGCGCCACCGACACCGGTATTATCACCAATACTGACATCAGTAGTCAAAGTAACTTGGGAAAGACTATTTACGGTTAAAATTTCGTAGTAACCAGAAACAGCATCTGATTTTAATTTAATATAGTCGCCAGGAAGTAAGCCAGAAGTCCATGATACCGCGCCGACGCTATTAACTACAGCGGACCCACCCACAAAAATTAGATTTGGAGTGATTGGAACATTATTGACCAAAGTAATATATGCCACTTCATCGTCGGCTAAAGTAATATTGGTGGAAGTAGGGTTGGCCGCCAAAGTATACATTAGAGAGGAACCAACTACACGAATACTAATTGGTTGATCCCAGTTAATCTGACCGGGTTGAGTAATAACGCTAGGACTATAGAAAGTAATTCCTAAGCCGGTCCCATTTAAGGTAGCAGCTTGGGACATCGTAATAGCGTATGGACCGCTGCCAGTAATAGCTAAAATAGTGGTATTGGTTGGAATACCGGTGCCAAAAATATAATCGCCATTAGCCAATCCGGTGACGGTTGGGAGATTGGTGAGTTGGTTATTTCCTGAAGAAATATTACCAGTAGTGACTAAGATAGAATCTGAATTAGGCAATATCCCGTTTGAAATTTCGCCGCTACCAGTGATTACAGTGTTGCCAAGATCTTGTAAGAGGCTTAGAATGGAAGGAACAACGCCGCCGCCACTAGTAGAAGAACTCCAATATGGTGTGCCTTGAATCAGTAAAATCTGAGACATGACAGCATTCATCCAGTCTTTTTGACATGTGAGCTGTTTATCGCCGCCAACGAAAGGATCTACGGAATTCGAAGTAGTAGTTACTGGAGGAGGAGTACGGCCTTCTGACCAGGGATAGACGTAGTTTGGATTAGGATTGATTCCGCCGGTTTCCAGACTAAAAAGCATCCAGCGAGCATCTGTGATAGAAACAACGTTACCGTTGCCATCAGTCGTTACGATTGCAATTGGTAAAACATTGGCAGCCCAGATTGAAGTGGTGATAAAAATTTGAAACGTGAGGGTTTGGGCGGCGGGAGCGATAGTGGTGATTTCAGAATTAGAAGCGGCGTCCCAAATATACTTAGTCACATCCGTTGACGGATCAGCGAATCTATTATAATCTAGACCCACATAATTCGTACTGTTCGCCGTGAATGAACCGGTGACCACGGTATTGGTAGCTGCATTTAGAACTTGATTTACGGTACCTGTAGGAACCTGAAAGATAGTTCCAGAAACACTGGCGGCAATATGGAGGACAGCACCTGGATCGACTACTAGGGCTAAGCCATTGGCAGGCGCACCGATAGCTCCAGCGGTAAGGATAGAGAAACCACGAATGATGTAACCCTGTGAAGTATTAGTGAAAACTGAAGTTACTAGTGTGTCCCAGTCATTTCTGGAAGCACTTTCGACACGACGCATGTCCGAAATGTCAATTCTCTGTTCACTTAACCAATTTACTGTAGTTAGAACGGCCATCTGTGTATCCTTACTCTATAAGATTGTCATCAAGGTTATATCGTATAGTTTGCTTTTTGGGTCAATCTTATGGTATAGTAGACAGCGAGGAATTATGGGTAAATCCAGACGCGGTGATAAAGAATTTACTAGAGAACGTCAATTAGTAAAACAAAATCGTCAATTAAAACAAGAAGTTAGTAAATTAAGAAAACAATTGGCAAAAATAGACTTGGATCGTTATTCTACGATAAAAGAAATGGTCGAAGAACACAGAATGGAAAATAAAATAGAAAATACTAAGACTCTTCTAGAATCTATGAAAGAAACGTGGAAATGTAATGAATGTGATAGCGGGTATTTGGAGATAGTTATTTTTAACAAAGTAGGGTCTCCGTGGTACTACAGGTGCTGTAGTTCATGCTCTAAAAGAACTAAATCTCAAAAATACACTCCTGAAGTAAAGGGCATTGTTCATGGGTAGACCGTTACTAAACGATTTAATTGGCAAAAAATCTGGAATTTTAACTATAGTGGAATTTTCTCATATAGACCGTAGTAAGAAACTTGCTACTACTTATTGGAAGTGTAGATGCGAATGCGGGGTATTCACTATAGTAGAAAGATCTAATCTCACGAGAAAAGGCAATAGGGGAACAAAATCATGCGGGTGTATCGACGTAGAAAACTGTAGAAAAAAGTTTTTGGGTAATACTTTTAGAAGAAAAGCACCTGGAGAAACCGGATTCAACATGTTAATTGGCACATACAAACGCTCTGCTAGAGATAGGGATCTTCCATTTGACACGTCTAATGAGTTTAAATTAGAATTAAAAAAAATAACAAAAAGTAATTGTTTTTATTGTGGAATAGAACCTAAACAAATCATAAAACCTCAAGAAAAATATCATCCAACTAAAGAAAGTATTGAAAATAGCACTTATATCTATAATGGTATTGATAGGATAGATAGTAATAAAGGATATGAATTCGGAAATGTGGTTCCGTGTTGCTATCATTGTAATTTAGCAAAATCTGATTATACTACCGAAGAGTTCATGGAATGGGCAAATCGTTTAGCAAAACATATGGAATCTAAAAATGAATGAATTCGTAGAAGGTAGTGTTGTTATTGTAGGTACGGGCCAAAGTGGTTGCGTTGTTCAATTAAAGCCAGAAGTTTGGGTACTTCTACTTAACAACGATATCTGGATTGGACCAGCAAGTCAGTGCATGTTTCCTCAAGATGAAGAACATCTCAAAAATTGCCCGCTAGAAGTGGAAAGATTTGAAGTAAGAGAAAAGATCAATCGCGTAAAGGAAGATTAATCTACCCAGTATTTAATGAATGGATGATCGTGACTATAATAGACATAAGCAACACCTTTCATCCCAGCACCTTTATAGTCTTTAGCGAGTCTCTTGTACCAAAGAAAACTGGCTAATTTACACATAAGAGATACACCACAAACAGTCTGAAGTAGATGCCAACTTAGCCTGCGGGGGTCGGCCTGATCAATTGGCGTATTTACACAACTTACAGCCAATGTAACCGCTGCCACTAAAAATAAAGGAAAGCATAGTAGTCTAATCAATATGTGAATAGGATTCCACGTTGGAAAGCTTGCTGCGACTACAGCGGCCATTAATTGAGGTTGTCTTGGCATAAAAGTTGCCCAATTACTATGACTGCCTGGATTAACGGTGTCCATAAAACCCATATTCTTGATCAGAGACATTAGAATCTGTCTTGGAATACTAGTATTTCCCATTTGCATGCAGCCGTTCATAACCCCATAATAATCATCAACTTCTTCCTGTGAAGCCGTTTGTCCTCGTGGAACTCTACAGAGCATGCCTTCATTGTTTATGCAAGAACTGATAATTTTATCAAACGTCGTATAATCGCTACCTAGTAATTGGCCCATTTTCTTAAGCATTACATAATATTCAGAGGTAAAACAGGTACCATTATCGGAACCTACAATAGTATTGGGAGGAACAGGATTGGGGGCTACCAAATTGTTACCGTCGATATATGGAGGAATTTCTTCTCTAATGCTCATAAATATAAGATTGACATATACTTTGTATTAAGTTATTGTCAGAGAATGGATATTATAAACATTATTCTTGGTGCAGCAAAATCGGTTGGAGTTTCTGGAAGTCTTCTGTTAGCTATTTGTTCCCATGAAAGTTCGGGATTTACTCAAAACTACGCAGCAATGGACAAGGGCAGCCCTAGTTATGGAAGTTGTCAGATCAAAAAAAGAACCGCAGAATTTTTAGGTTTTAAGGGTGATCCAAAGAAGCTCAATGACATTAAGATCAATGCCTATTGGGCAGCAAAATATTTGAAGTATCAGCAAAATAGATACGGAGATAATTGGCTAAAATTAGTTTCTAGTTATAATGCCGGTTCTTTCTTGCCTTCAAAATACTACCCGGAATGTCCAAAAAATATCAAATACGTTCACTTGGTACAAAAGAAACTGCCCTACGATTTGCAAAATCGACTACAATGTGGCATTTCTGGAGAATTTGCGGAGAATCTATGAAGAAAAAAGCTGTAAAAAGTATTCATCCACTGGATATGATGGACCTAAAGAATGTCTTCATAGAAGTTTATTGGCTCAACCAATGGCACAGGGTCAGATATGATAGCTGGGAACCCGTCTGTGAAAACGACTTTAGACAGCCAATGAAAGGTGGGGTGCACACTGTTTATTATCATGTTACGCCATTCCATATGACCACCGGAAGACCATGTCAACAATGGAATATGGTTCACGAGAGCCGAGTTAGGAAATGCAAGAAATGAGCAAACACTATCTTTGTGGCGTAGACTATCAACACGAAAATGATCAAGGCAAAGCTGACTACTACGATTTTATAAATGAACTCAAGGACAACAAATCTTGTTGGAAACAATGCGGAATTGTAGAACTTGAACTAGATGAACAAGGAAATGAAATAGGCCATACATGGATCGTCAGACAAAACTTGTTTGGAGACAAAAATGACTAAGATGAAAGTTAGATTTTGTTGGCTATGTGGAAATCAGTTGTGTGGCAATCATTTTAAATTACTTGTCGTTGACACACATGAGAGAGTTTTTCATAAAACATGCGCTAAGACTGTGGAGAAGAATTTTGTTAAAAGAGAAGACGGGTATTATTCGATGGGTACTATTTGGGAATTTGAGGGAGAACGGTAGGATTAGTATGAAAACAATTAGAATTAATGGTTATCCGGCTACGTTTGAGTTTAAAATTAGAACCAAATTGCCAAAGTGGGATAAAAGTCAAGATGACAACTTTACCGATGGCGATTGGCAAAATATGACCGATGAACAGTATGAAAATCGTGTAAACTTTCAGGCAGAGCAGATCAGAAATAAATTTCTTCTTAAATACCTAAAGAAGCTTAAAATTTATTCTTTTGGTCATGGTTATGGTGATTATGTAGTCGAAGGGGTCACGGAAACCGAAGACGGAGAGATTTGGCAATTGGGAGGTTGAGAAGTTGAGATGGGCGCGTTTATAGATCTAACTGGACAAAAATTTGGAAAATTGACTGTTTTAAGAAATCTCACTAAAAGAACGAAAAACAATAGTGGCCCTACTGTATGGTTATGCCAATGTGATTGTGGAATCGTGAAGAATATTAGATATTCGGGATTGGTTAGAGGTTCTTCTAGTAGCTGTGGTTCCCATACCTGTAGACCTAATTTTAAAGACTTAACGGGACAAAAATTTGAGAGACTTACGGTTATAAAAATGAGCACCAAAAAAGGTAAGAGAGGTTCTGCATATTGGGAATGCGTATGCGATTGTGGAAACCTTGTAACTATATTTGGAGCTAGCATGTCATGCGGCAAAACGAGATCTTGTGGATGCGTAAAACATTCAAAACAATACGAAACAATAAAGAATCTGCATTATAGAATGCACCTAATTCACGCAAAAGAAAACAATGTTGTCAGCTATCTTTCAAAAGAAGAATATGTGCAAATAGCTTCACAACGTTGTCATTATTGCAACCTTATCGATATCAAGAAAAACAATCGCACCAAAGTCACAATAGAATTAAATGGGGTAGATAGAAAAAACAATGAACTTTACTACAAAATAGAAAATGCACTACCTTGTTGTAAGAATTGTAATTTTATGAAAAGAAATACTCCATATGGGATATTTGTGTCTAGTATTAAAAGTATCTATTTAAATATCTTTAAGAAAGATCTAGAGGATAAAAAAGAATCTGACCAATAAATGAAAATGACAATTTATATACTCCCTTAATGGAAACACTTTCTTGTAAATTACTAAGCTTGGCCTTAGGGATACTCCATAACGTCTCATTTGTACTTCTGTCCTCCAAACGAAGCGAAACGTAGTTGCTGGCTCCGATATCGGAAAAAAGAGGTAAAGCATTGACTCCCTGTAATCCACCTGAGTTTTTAGTCCTAACACCAGAAACTTCTCCATGAACAGTCCGTTGTCCACCACCAGCTATTTCTTGGGGATATGGGGAATTGATTCCAAAAATTTCATATTCGCCGGTCTGATTTTGCATTGAGACGGTTTGAGTGGAAGTGTAGATCTTATTATTAATATACAGGCGACATAAACCACTTGAAATAACGATTGAATTTGTTGCCATAAATTATTCCTTAGGGGCCGTATACATAAATTACCTCATCGGTTCCAGGAATAGGGCTTTGCCAATTTCCCAAACCTATGCTATTGGGATACAAAATTGTATATATAACAGTAATTCCCGCAGCGGCCACGGAGTCAATAATTCCTTGCGCCCAAACTCTACCACTGGCAGTATCTGTCAAATATGGTTGATAGTAAGATCCATCACTAGGTAATGTAATAGGGGAATCTTGCGTAACCAACATTACAGACGATCCTCCTGGATGATCTTGTTGAATGAAATATGCGGGCGAAATAAGTAGGCTTCCAGGACTCGGGGTGGCAATATAAGGAATAGGGCCTTCTTGATACTCAGTCCCATAACCAAGTATGATGTATCCGCTACTATTAGGAAATCCTACCGAACTATCAACCAAAATTACATGACTAGTTTCTCCATTAACATCTTCTGTCAACGTGGTACTAGCGCCGCCCACGACAAATCCTTGAGTCGTATCAAATATGTAAGGCCCGAGTGTATTAGGAGTTGAAGGACCGGCATCCGCAACAGTAGACGCTACAACATTGGTCATGGTAACCAAATTGTCTACGATCGTATATGTAAGCGAAGGAATTGCGGTTTCAATAGCCAATAAACCTTTAGCCGCTACTTCAGCAGCGGTATCCGTACTCAAAATATTCACTTCTATCCCAGTAAATCCTGCGGGAGCCGGATCGCTGTTTCCACCATTAACATTAAGCCAAACATAATAAAAGTAAGTAGATCCTAAGTCATCAATTAGAAAATATTCTGCTGGTCCCGTTGCTACTGGATAAAAAGACCAAGGAAATGGTGGAGGTGGCTCAGAAGGGATCATTCCAGGTGGAAATATGATTTGAACCACTGGAGATTCTGTGACACCGTGAAGATGAGCGCTTCCAATCCTACTTCTTTCAATAACTTGAGTTGTGGCAGGCATGAAGATCTGAAGTATGTTCTTTTCAGTATTATAAACTGCTCCATAGTATTGTTTACTTAAAATGGTTTCTCTTACCGGCGTAAAAAAAGAAACCGCGCTATCAGTACCTTGAACCACAATTCCAGGGCTACCAGTCGGATTACTAATTTGAAAGTAAGCGATCCCAACAGCTCCACCCTGAGCACTTACGATAGTAAAACTTCCTTCGTTATTACTGCTAGCGAATCCACCGCCATAAATATTGACGTACTGTAAGGGCTGGACATCTCCTAAGTTAGGATTTCCTCCACCAGTCCACGTATATCTTAGATAGCCACCAGGCTGAATGCTAATAGTCCATTGAGTGCTGAAGTTACCGCCAGCTGGCACACTTGCGGGAAAAAATAAAACATTTTGTGCGCGACCGCCTAGAACCGTTACCGAAGACGAAGCTCCAATAGTAGAAGAAAGGAGTTCTACATAGTTTCCGTTTCCATCATTATTGGCAATTGCGCTTCCAGTGACATTTAAATTACTGAGACCAACAGAAATTACATTCGCTACTTCTTGCGCGGTTGCTGCTCCAATATTAGTAAATTGGTCGGTGTTAAAAGTAATAGTGCTGGTATTAGCACCATCAAAATTAATAATTAAAGTATCTCCATCCTGTAGAGCATACGGTTCAAAGTTTTGAGCACTATCCGTTGCTTTAACAAAGACATCGCCGAAAACAGCGTCTAGGATGTTATTAATGAGATCCCTGACTTGTTTCCTGTTCTTAACTTGGATACCAATGGTGCGAAAAATTTCATCTGATAAGCCAGTTATAGGGTCTCTAGTTATACCATAGTTGGCTAATAGAAGATCTAAATAATTGCCTTGGGCAGTCACTATATAAAGACTGTCATTTACGGCTTGTACAGAATTGACAAGATAGGCGGAAGAGGTAGCTAATGCGTTGAGAACAGCTTGAACTCCAGGTCCTTTGAAATAGGGATTAAGATATTTCCTTAATCTTACAGCTTCTGCGGCTTGTGTTGTAACTGCCATCTTAACTTCCTATCAATGACACGGAAATATCAGACACCTGATTGACAATGAACGCCTTTTCTCCAGTTACAAGTTGAATCTCGTCTTGTGCTAGATCATAAGTTGGCGATGTAAGAACAACAGAAGTCACTCCAGGGATCGCCCTAACCGTCTCTACAATACTGCTGCAGTCAATTGATTGGCCTAGGGGGTTTGCCTGAATAAGTGCATACACACTCGATTGAATCTGAGAAGTTATTTGCGCGAAACTAACACCAATATTTGTCCTGATAGCCAAAGCGATTTGAATCCTCTTGAGAAGAGGTTCACGGATAAAAATATTTGTTCCCGCTGCTTCCACACCTGGATAGGTGATTGCGTCACGGGGATCTCCATAGATAACCCGATTTGCTTGTCCAATCAAACCGGTATCATAATTGTAACTATCGATTCCAGTTCTAACAGTTGTTGGGAAATTTAGTTTCCCAAGTGATACCATTACTACGCCAGCCGATAAGTCGATTTTATCGTATTGCGCTGAAGTGTTAAAAATGATATTGTTGAAATTAGAGACTCCTAATTGTGGTGAAACATACGCAACTTGTTTATAACCGGTGTACGCAGTTCCTTCTTGAACCGACAGGGATACATAGTTAGCACCTAGACTGGTTCCAAACTGTTGACCGATGACTCCAGAAACAACGATAGTATCGGGATTTAATACTTGCAGAATTTTGTAAGTTCCAGCATTTCCGATTCCAAGAATGGATCCGTTAACACTCAGCTTATCTCCTGGAACCGTTGCGTCATACGGAAAGAATTGGATTTGCGGTCTATTAACAGTGAAAGTCACAGAAGAAATTCCGGTTTGATTCACTCCTGTGGGATTCACAACATTTAAAAATGTTTGTTGACCTAATTGCGTGATAATGAAATTGAAAGCAGCTGGCATCGAAACATCTACTGGAGAATTAGTAGTTGCCGGAACTGTTGCTGTCACCGTCACCACATTGCTACTTACGGAAGAAGTCATTGCGGTCAAATGACCATTAATTGCTGTGTAGGTCTCATTAGCAACAGTTGTAGAGCTATCACTGCTATTGATACTTACTTCAATACCAGTGAAACCAGCAGGAGCGGGATCAGTATTGCTACCACCCAAAACATTATACCAAATATAATATTTGTTAGCGTTACCACCGTTGTAAATTTCAAAATATTCTCCTGGACCCGTATCGGAAAACGTGATTCCCGATGGCATAATGAGTTGAACAATCTGTTGCTGTGCTGGTCCAGAACCTGTTACGATAAAATTGCCTTGATTAGCTGGAAGACTTGTGAATGCGGAGAAGGTGATCGTTGTATCACCGGTCCCAGAAGTTTTAGTTAATGTTCCAGAAGCTGTTGGGGCACCGGTTCCAATAGTTGTGAGGGTAGTTCCTGCTGCTATAGTGCTAGATACGGTAAATGTTTGACCATTGTTTATGTACGTCGCTCCAACAGTTGCATTGGCAGAAGTTACGGTAAAAGTATATTCTGTTTCAGTAAAACCAGCACCAAAAGTAACAACGTCTCCTGGAAGCAACACTCCTAAAGTCGGTGCAGTTCCTGTGCCGGTATAAACCAGACTAGCGGTTCCACCTACTACGGTTACATTGAAAGTTGTAGTAGAATCATAGCCCGTAGTAATTGGATTTACGACGCAAGTAACTTCTTCTTCAATTAAATCAGTAGCTAATGGGAAAGACAGGGCTTCTGGATTTTCATACCAAACACTGTCGTGATTGCTACGAATGACTCTGTACTCACCTTGATTGAGAGGGGAGAAAGGAGAAGAGAGAATCATCGTATCACCTTCGGAAACCGAAGAAGTGGCTGTGAACGCACCAGCTGAAATAGTGGTTCCATTTTCTACAACCGCTAAAGGATTATCTACACTGAAAGATGAACCATTAAGTGCAACGGCGGATACAAAGAATGTACCATCGTTTGCAGAATTAGCGGCACCCGTAATAGTAATTAGATCTCCAATACTAAGATCAGCAAAGTTTGCGGTTCCCGTGGGCTCTGGCGTGTAAGAAGGAACAGTGATAGTTGTAGGTTCACTTAAGGTTACTGCAGCTGTTAAAGCGATTAGTGATCCATTAACTGTGCCGCCCAAAGTATTCGTAATACTGGCTTCGGCAATAATATTACCGTTAAATGTGCCAGCATTTCCACTGTTAATGGTGGCACTACTGCCAACTACCCAATAAACATTGGCCGCAATTGCACCGCCAGTTAAAGCAATCGTAGCAACTCCACCTGCGCCGGTAGTAAGGGTACTAGGTACTTGGAAAACAAATATGTCTGTTACACTACCATTGATAGTAAATGTTCCAGGACCAGATTGAGCTAGATGTACATCCCCAGAAGGAAAGGTATAATAACCAGCAGTAACTGTATGCCCATCGAGAGCATTATAACCTAGATTAGTCGAAGAATGGCTATTAAGAGTTGTATAAGCGCTCATGGCATCGGTTTGAGCGTTATCAGCAGCGGTATTGCCGAGATTAGTGGTTCCGGTTACTGTGAAAGCGCCTGTTACCGTAGATCCAGGATATTCGCCTAAATCTCCATTTACAACACTGGTTCCAACGCTATTAGTGATTGCTGAAGCCGCTAAAATACCATAAGGAGCGGCTCTTCCTAGAAAAGTGGCAGGAGGCTGAGGAGGATTAGCCACGACAGTATAAGTACCAGTAGAAGAAATGTCTACTGTGAATCCGCCAGTATCGTTAATGTTGACTACCGAATTGAATCCAGGAGAGGTTCCAACGCCATTCCAACTTAAACAAGCAAGTACACCTTGTTTTTCAATTCTAAAAGTTCTTCCTTCAACACTAACATTTTTACGAGGTCCACCGAAATAAAGTTGATTGCCTTCTTGATTGAGTAGTGTTACCGTAGATTCACCAGCGACAGGAGTATTACTTAGGACAGTTACACTGGTATTTACACCGATTCCCGTGTCTTTATTTTGGAAGTTTTGAGCTTGCAATCTAAACCATTGATCGCTCATCATGGCTTGACTGGCGATATTATTCGCAGAAACCACCATTTCGTTGTTTCCAAGTAATTCGCCAGAAGTTAAGACCGGTACCGTGTATTCATTTCCGCTGCCACCAACGATTTGAATGCTCCCTACAGATCCAATGGTATTAGTTGCAAGTTGTAGTTTGGTTCCACGATCACTGGTTTCCACGGTCCCAACGGTCGTGAAGCCTGTAACCGCCAAGACGTTCCAAAAATCTTTGACTTGATCCATGGTTGTTGGAATCAATCTAATAGTTTCTCCACTGGTAAAGAAACTATAGCCCGCAGCGCTTGGATAAGTTAATGGAGTTTTGAGCGTAAATTGTGGACTTCCAGTAACATTCGAACTTGCGATCCAATTAATTCCGTCAAAGAAATAATAAGACGGAGTTGTGAAACCGCTGTTTTCATAGGTGCTTAGAACAATATTTCCAGCGCCGGTTCCATTGACAACGGTCGTAGTAAAATATTGACTTAGATTTGCATTTACGTAAGCGTTAATAGCGTTAGCGGTAGTTGCAGTTGCAGTGAAGAAACTGATGCCATTAAGAACACTAGTTACAGCATTACTTTGTGCTACCGCTGTTCCACTTGGAACTGGTACGCTGAAAGATGTTGCAGTTGGAGTAATAGTAGTAGATACTCTAAAGGTGCCCGTATCTTTAATGTTAAACCCAGTCGAAGGAAGGATGGTAACATATTCGCCACCACTCAATGTAAGATTTGGATTGGTTCCAACGGTGTTCCAGGTGTAAGTTACTTGATCGACTCCAGTTATAGGAGTGTTTGGGGTTATAGTAATATTCCATTGTGTATTAGCGGCAATAGTGGAAGTAATGGGGTTACCAGAAAGCAAGCTAATTACAACCGCGACTTCATTATTTGGTGTTACTGTGGAATTTATGGGTTGATTGGCCGAAGTTGGATATACATAAGATACACTAATATTTTCGCCACTTCTACCAAAAAGTGCGGATCTATAAAGAAGAGAAGTATTTGAAGCCGCACTGGAAACCACAAATTTGGCCTGCATCAAAACTTTATAATTGGCGAAAAAATCAGTTGGTGTGGTAAAAACGCTATTAAATGTAGGAACATTGAAATTAGTAGCAAAGCTCGCAGTGGCTCCAGCAGCAGTATCATAAGCATCAAAACTATAGTTATTAAGAGGAAATATACTGTTAACTAAAGCTGTTCTATAAAGAGGCATCGTATAAGCTTCGCCTACAGTATTATTATCAACAATGGCAACTACGGTGTCATTATAACCAAAATCTAAGGGATTTGCTACGTAGAATCTGTCATTGACCCTTAATCGTCTAACGTCTGGATACACTGGTAAGATAGTTACAGCTGTCCCAGCTAAAGTAGACATTTGAACCGTTTCTTCAGCCGGTTGTTCGTCGTCTAGAATAGTTCCTGGAACCACCCCATAAGGATGTAAAAAGTTAATAAGTTCATTTGGATCGAATTGAGACATTGATTGCGATGAAGAAAGACTGGTAAGATAGCTATCAATGGGCTCGGCATAACTATCGGCGGTAAAATGAGAATGGAAAAACAATGGAAGTTCGGCTTGAGTTGCTTCGGTTTCATAGAATGCGATCAGTGCGTCTTGGCTAATATTGGTTTCACCACTAGTGAATCCCATCAACGCACCAAATGAATCCTGAGTAACTACGAAAATTTGACCTTCAGTGTTGAAAGTATTGCTAACAACGGTAATATTAGTGTTGTCGAAAACTCCAAAAGTAAGTTGATCAGTTTGAAGTTGAAGTTCGGCGGCAATAACTTGCAAAGTTTTAGTGCCCGTAGTGACTCTAAATTTTTGTGGAACATTGGCGGTCCTGACAACTACGAAGCCTTGAATGAAGGTGGCGTTTGAGACTGGAGTAACTAAACCGTATTCGGCAACCGTAACTTCGATATCCAAAGTAGAACCGGTGACAGCGTGAACTCTACCTTCTATGTCATCGGTGGAAGGAATTTCAGCGGACCAAACAATAACGTAATCGCCTGGAATTACATTGACAAAAGCCGTAGAGGAATTACTAGTATATCTAATGATGTTTGGGCTAACCTTAGAAACACTAAGTAAGGAACCGCTTTGAATTGTTGGAATAATTACAGCATCGGTATCTATGGAAATCCAAACATGCGCGTTTTCAGTCAAAACCACCATACCAGTACTAACATTACCGGCTTCAATATGTGCCTGCGTGATAAGAGTTCCAGCGGAAAGCGTATCCAGTTTAACAAGAGCGGTGTCTAATTGGATTTGAGCGGTATTTCTATCCAAAATATAATCGGACTGCACGCCAGTTGAAGTGAGATCGATATTACTGATGACACCTTTTGAGATAAGGGAAGTGGGGTTTGAAATCGTATTGACTACTGTAACTTGAGCCCTATCGATTGGACCTAAATTAGAAGTGATTTCAATAGTGGATCCAACGATAGAAGCAGTGATTCCGGTAATGTTGGAATTAAGAACGTTCACCCAAGATTGTAAACTATTTGAAGCAGAAAGTGTGGTATAAGTTCCTTCTGCTACGAACATTGCGTTGGTCAGAGTGTAGGTAATTGGAGCGGTCCCATCAACTGCTAAACTTAGAGTATCACCAGAGGCTAAAGTATTAGACCATTGGCCTTGTGAGAGTGTGAAAATAGAAGCCGTGGTACCATCCTCGGTTAATAGGATTCCATTTTTATAAAGTCTTAAAGTTTCCGCCTTCTGAGAAGGAAATTGAAGGATGGTATTGGCATCAATAACGTTGGTAGTTGCGGGAGTAGTGATTTGAATAACATTGGTAATCTCATCTTCGGGACGAATAACAACATAGGTTCCACCGCCAGCAGTGACGGCTTCAAAATTTAGAACCGTGTCGCCATTGATAGAAGCACAAACTTCGTAAGCAGTTGCAGATCCGGGATTAGCGAAATCTGAGGCTTGAAAAGTATGGTATTGAGTGATATTCCCAACTACTACACCGAGAACTTCGCCGCCGTTAAGGGCAAAGGGTTCGGCAGCAACGGTTTGAAGAAGAGCTTTGGTAACACTGGTTTGTTGGCCGCCTGTAACTAATTGGAAGAACTTCTCACCACCTAAAGCACTGTTTACGATAGCCTCGATTGGGACACCAGTATGAGTTGCTTCTAGGATACCGCCATCATCGATATAAACTATAGTATTTGAAGAATTGTTAAGAACATCGGTGCTGACAATAGTATTTGAACTATTTGGATCTTGTACGCCTTGTAATGCCGATTCGATAGCGGTTACCGTCCCGAGTCCAGTAGAAGCGAGTGCATTTTGAACTCTAACTCGAAGTTGGTTGTCTGTCTCAAGGTCTTGGCCGGTAGTAATGGAAAGAGGATTTGTAACAGAAGCATTTGGTAGCCCTGAAGGATTTCCAGAGAATTGAGAAATTGCGCCTCCGGGAACATTACCAGCGGCTCCAGGAAGTAAGGCGGTGATTGGTATGTTAGAAGCAACAACCTCACCGTCAAGAATAATCCCTTGTTGTGTAACCGAATACTGAATAGTAGGAGTGGTGCCGATGCCAGGAGAAACAACGATAGTGTTGACTGGGACCGTTCTTACGCCACCTTGAGACAAGATTACGTTTTCTCCTAAATTGTGATATTTAGTTGTTACGGAAGAAAGTGTAATTTGCCAAAATGAACCAATTGGAGTCGGGGCAACGGTATAGGCAAGTGGTCCTTCAACGTCTACAGTGCCTCTACCAATATAAACCGCTCCTGTTGCGGGGAACAAAGAAGCGTTCGAAACGTATATAATATTAGAACCTATATTTGGTGGCTGAATTCCAGCATAAATAGTCGTAGAAATTTTTTGAAAGCTTAGATCGGTGACGGTGACAAAACCGGTAGCTGTTAAAGCGGGGAGGGGCGGAACATCATACTCGATCGCCAGATTTTGCAAACTTGGTCCAGTTGCCCTCGATAAATTAAAGTCACGAAGGATTTGAAATACGTCTCCGCTTGAACGACTCACCATCAAAGCGACCAATTTGAAAAAAGAAACGTTCGCACTTCCTACATTAAGATCGTTTGTGTTGATGCTAGAACTATAACTAGAAAGCATCTGCCCCAAGATCTCTTCAAAACTTTGAGGTTGAGGCAACGACGAACTTGGTGGTGTGGGACTAGTGGCCATTGGATCTCCTAATAGATAAGATTGTCATTAAAGAATACTCATTTCCTTGAGCTTCTCCCGATCCCAAAGTTCAGCATCTGGAAATTGGGTTTTAAACCAGTCCCATTTAAGTTGTGAACAGGGTCTCATATATCCCTTAATCTCTACCCATTTGTTTTCATTGATTAAAAATAGATCCGGGCGATAAGTTGATATGTTTCCTTTGAGGGTTAATATAGGCGTAATAAATACTTGTGGTTGCCAAAGAAAGTCTATTCTATTGGTATTAAGATAGTCCACGACTTTAGGCTCATAAGACGCTTTGCATATCAATTCTTCACCTGTTTTCCAATGTAGTTTTACACATGTATTGTTTCCAGTTTTTGCGGCTTGTAAAGCTTTTTCTCTATTTTGGCTGATATTTTCTACTCCATATCTCGCCAAAGTAGTGGCCATAGCTTTAATTCGTGCCCTGACTTTATGCCCACACCCTCTCAAAACATTAGTTGGAAAAGCTTCCCAGCTACCGTAGTCCTTATCGATAAAAGTACATTTTTCATGCGTCTTAACAAAAGTAGACTCATCCACTATTACCTGATCTCCGTGTACAGCGAAGATTTTTGATTTCAATTCTTCTATTGTCATTATAGCTTCTTTTGCTCTACCTTCAAAACTACTAGAAGCTCCGCTTAAAATACTCGCAGGAGTGGCCTTCCATTCCCCATATTTCCTGTTAATAAAAACACAAGGAGTATCTACGTTTACATAAGTACTTTCATCTAAAACAACGAGATCTCCGTGTATTTCCTTAATTCTATTTTTTATTTCCTCTATGGGGCATTTCTTATCTTCGGTGGCCGCCTTGAAATGGGTAGAACCTCTAGTTACACCTCTAGGAAAAGCTTTCCATGAACCATATATTTTGTGAATAAACGTGCAGTAAGAATTCATATCGACATATGTAGATTCGTCTATAGATACCGAATCGCCGTGTGCTTCGAAAAGCCTACGTTTTACTTCTTCTATTTTCAATCTTGTTTTTCCCATAATTATCTTATATCATACACTATTAAGCCGTAATAGGCAACTGGAATCCAATCGGAAACGTGCCACTCTGTCCTGCAAGTTGCACACCTAAGTTAATCCCCAAACTTGGTGGACTTATTGTCACTTGCAACCCGGATACCCCCTGGAACCTACTGTCTTGAGTAACCATGTTAACTATTTGATTATAAATGGTTTTTGCGTCTATATCTGAAACCATTGTACCGACTTTCACTCCTAGTCCAAAATTTTGATCGAGCAAACTACTATTCAATGGAGTTCCAAATTTAATCGCTAAGGCCTGGACAAGATTCGTAATTCCTGCCGCCAACCTAAAGTCACCCGTATTAGTAAGTGCTAAATCTCCTTGAGGTGTCAGGAGCCAATCCACCTTCGAGAGACCCACGAGATCTACGTTTGCCACCGACGCAGGTATATTTATTTGATCATCGGGAGCCGCTGGAAGATCGCTCGGCATCCAAATAACTTGCTGGCTGTTTACGGTCCCTGGTAAATACGCTTGGATATACGCTTGATCTGTTAACGTAAATACATCCAAATTAGCCAAACCATCCAAAGTGATCAAAAAAGTGGTCTGTGATAGCGGAACAATGTTAATGATAGTTCTAGCAGTGGCCATTTGTGTGTTAGAATATAGGAAAACTGTCTGACCAATATAAAGATCGGTGTCGCTTCCAATAACGATGTTGCGTCCATCGGCGTTGCTAAGTAGTTGATATTGAAAGCCATTTTCATCGATATAAGGTTCTCTTAATTGATTTAATGTGGCAATTTCCAACCACCTTTGAGGATCTCCCAAGTAGCGCATAGCTATCTGCTCGATAGTCAATCCATATGGCACCGGCACTTGTATCTTACTGTTTGGTATAGAGAATTCAATCTGCGAAGTAGCCGCCAATGCATTCACGTATTGCATACTATTTAAAATCTGTTGATCATCCAATTGATTCGTAGCAGTAAGGACATCGTATGCTTGTACCAATTCATAAAAACTTTGCAAAATATCGAACTCATCCAAAGTCATCGGTTCAGATCTAACGATTGGCGCGGGTTGATTAAACAACGTGCTATAATAAGCATTCCCTGCACCAAACGAATTAGATAACTGCGTAGCTAATGTCAATATGGTCGCTTGCATGGTTTTCAAATTGGCAACCGTAAATTCGCTGACGTTAGTTAATTCAGTTTGCAACGCGTTTTGCTGCTGACTGTTTAAGGCCAAACTATTTACTGGAACCTGGCTAAAAAGTAATGGATATTGCAAAGGATTAGTAAACACAGCATTGCTTGGATTTAAAGTAGATGATGCCGCAGCATTTGGACCTAATACACCGCTTGCCACTGTGGTCGTAGATAAGCCTTCATTTGTCGAAGTTAGCGCTATAATAGCAGCAATAGCGGCCAAAGTAGTTACGTCTGTTGCCGCAGCTCCAAATAAATTATTTGGCTGTATGGTGGAAATAAAATTTGAAATAGTACTTTGAGTATCACCAACTAATTGCGCGGGAAGATCATTTACCGCAAGTGCTACTCCAGCAAGTTGCTTGACAAAAATTCCAGTTTGTCTGATAATGTTTAGGATATTATCAACATCTGATCTTACGGCACCAATTAGAGCCGTTGCTGCGGCTGCCGTATTTTGAGCGGCTTGAATAGTGTTTAAAATTTGCTGCAGAATTCCAGGAGAAAGCGGAGTTACTTGAAGTGGGACCGTAGTTGTGGCGTTATTGAGATCGATTCTACGCCATGCTTTCAACTGAAGATTGTAATTAATCTCCATGGGCCTATTGACATTTTCATCCCACGTAAATCCAACAGGTGTTACTACAAAACTTTGTTTCTGTTTTGGAATATCGAAAACTAAACGGTAGCCAGCATTTGCGGGATTTCTCTTGGCTTCCGCGTACTGTTCTAGAAATTGCTGAAGCATGATTGTTTGATAGTATCCGGTGCCAGTTCCTCCATATTCGGGATCACTGGGATTTGAGATTACCGAATTTGCTGGTCCACTTTTATCGGGTCTAATAGTTACAGGTTTATTGGCTAGGGTTCCAGTCAATGCGGCATTGACTACGGTTTGAAACTGACTCGCTACATTCTGTGCGGCTGCGATCGTTCCTCCAAAAATAGATTGCAAGGCACTAGGAGTTCCTGGAGGCTGTACAATAGCAGGCCTACCAGGCCAAACACCAAAGGTTCCTCGAACCACAATATTTTTAAATCTGACGCCAGAATGTTCTTCTAATACACCGCGTAATGTAGCGCTAGTATTAATAGCAAAAACATCTGAAATAGAAAGTTGTTGAGGCGTAATAGGTAAAGTAAAAGTCCAAGCCTGTGTCATGGGGATAAAAGCTAAAGTTCCATTCCCCAATGGATTAATCTGAACATTGGAAATAAGATTTCCGTTAACTACTTTATTGCCGTTCGCCGTATCCACTACCACAAGTCTATATGGAACCAATTTATCCCAGAGAGTTGGATCTGGAATATAGTATGGAAAAAACGCGCTCTTAGTTGGTAAAGCCGAACTGGTTTGTCCTATTTGAGGTCCTGGGTTAGCCGTTCCAGCCCAAGGAAGATTACCGGTATTGGGGATACTAGCAGATGTCAAATTGAGCCCAAGGTTAAGAGGGCCTAATCCAAGGTTTGAAGAGGGTAATGTGGTTGGAACGCCTAAACCTGCCATAATATAAGATTGTCGGTTTACTCCATATGATATATAGACGATATGAAGCTTACAAAAATTGTAATAGATTGTTTCTTATTGATTTTTTTATTATCTTGCTGTACATTTAACATAAGCGGCACTAGATTGATTCCAGAACATGAGGGTGTCGATCCTAAAATTGTACCATATGTGAATGAATACATGGATTTAGCTAAGATTATGGGAATCAAGTTCAAAAATAAAGTTAGTATTGGATTCAAGGATATTAATAGGGGCGTTATTATTGGCGAGTGTGTTTACGGTATCAATTTTAGAGAGATTAACATAGATAGGAATTATTGGGACCACGCTACTCCTATTAGTAAAAATACTCTTATATTTCATGAACTTGCACACTGTTATTGTGGTAGAATACACGATTATGGGCTTGGCAAAGAATATGAAAACGAATGGGAAGGACGTTTAGAAGATGGGTGTAAAACGAGTATCATGTCTCCTAAAATACTACCTGATGATTGCATGGTCTCTCATTACAAGTATTATGTGGTGGAAGCCTTTGACCGGTGTCAACCTTACTAAAAATATGATATTAAATATGGGAGATTCAATAATCATTAAAACAGTTCTTGATAGATTTCTAGAATCTGAAGAAGCCACCTGGACAGAAATTGACGAAAATATTGATTTTATTAGTTATCTTAGCGATTCAGAACTAATAAAAGAGTGTCAAATTAAATATGATTCGCACTGTATTGGAATTTTTAGATGTAATCAGGAACATCAACAACAGCATTGTTTTGCACCATTAGTTCTTGAAGCCGTGGAAGTAATTTTAGGCTTATATGAAAAAACTGGTGAACTTCATCCAAATCACTATTACATCCTATCTTACTATTTAGCAATGAGCGAAATGCGTATGATTTTTGTTTCTTAAGAAATCGTGCCGGTCCCAGTTCCAGTGCCAGGCCCAGTTGGAGTACCTGTCCCAGTAATGGTTATTGTACCCGTGCCAGAAGAAGTGATTCCGCTACAAACTCCAGCCGCTATAGATGATGCGAGGTTGGCTCTATTTTTTCCTTTGGCTCCCGAATTTTGAAGTGCTGTGTCTATATCTTGTGCCATAACTGATGCTACAACTGTTATTGATCCAACAAGTATAGTGCCGGTTCCAATGTAAACCGGTGCATTTGTGGTAGTTAATACAGCGTTGCTTCCAAGATAAGAAATAACTGCATCCATAATTGCAGTCATTAAATCCACAGCTTTCGGTCCCCTACTTGTCATTATAGCTAAAGCGTCGTTTACCATTACGGAATCGACTAAGCCAGTAATTCCAGTTCCAATACCAGTTCCAATACCCGCTATAGTTCCAATATCTACGGTGGTGAATGTACTTGATATTACAGAGTTTATTATGCCAGATGCTACTGAAAAACAGAATTTCTGGAGATTGGAGCCTTTAGCTCCTTGTTTTTCCAAATTGGATTGTATTAATAATGCTAGTCCAGAGGGCAATAAGGACATATTATTTTAATTTAATTCCTAAGCTTTTTAAATATTCTTCGTTTGCAAGTATCACGGGCTGAACCGTTTTGAAAAAATCAAACTTGAGTTTAGCATCTTTTCTAAACCATCCCTTTACTTCTACAAAAATATTCCATTCTGGAATCCAAAAGTCAGGGGTATAAAAACCAAAAGGAGTTTCGAAGGATTCTGGTTCATATGTCCACTTTATATTTTTGGAATCTAGATATTGAGCGAATTTTATTTCCCAACCAGAACGCATCTTAATACCGTTGTATTCTCCTTTAAAACAATTTTTTACAGAATATCTATTAGCACATTTTTTTGAACAATAGGTATTTTTATATTTTTTTACTACGTTTGGTTTTTGTACATAATTGTTGCCACATCTACAAGTCAATTCGATCGAGTTGTAACAATGATGTTCTTTGGTAGGAACCTTAGGCCTTTTCTTATTAGCAATTGTTGTCAGCTCGTTTCGTTTTTCATTAAAAATCCCATTACATTTTCGAGAACAAAAATTAGCACTATTTTTTCTATTTTGACTTACATGAAACACTTTTCCACATTTGCAATGTTTTTCTATTTTACCCTTATAGTTTGGATTGTTCTTTCCGATAACTGAAGGCCTACCTTTTACCATTTTTAATGTTAGTTGTTTTTTATCAGAAGATTTGTTATAACACCTATAACAGTATTGGTAAGTCTTTTTTCTCAACATGTAAAATTGTTGGTATTGTTCTTTTTTACAAATATCGCACACAAAAAGGGCGCATCTTTTTTGTTTTATTATTTTTATGTTTTCCCAATAAATCATATCTAAATACCTGTTTTTACTTTTGAAAAACCAATACTAGGTTCTCCGTATATGCTATCGATCGTTGGCATTGATTTGTCGGTCAAAACCTGAGCTTCGCTTCCATTTAAATCTATCTCTGAACCCATAATAACAGCTTTTCCAGTTGCTGTCAAGTTACAATCGCCACCTACAGTAATATTAGCATCTCCGCTAGTATTAATAGTAAGTACGCCACTCTTATCTGCGGTAATTGTAATAGTGCTATGATTAAACTGAAAGCTTCCATCTGTCATGATTTGGAATTCAGTTGGACCTTGACTAGAATCTACTGGCACACCTTTACTGTCCGTCGCACCATTAAATATGAGCGAACAACTGCCATCATTAGCTATCGATATACTAACTCCATTATATTCCCCAGCTAATTGAGGATCGGTACTAGTGATATTGGTTGTGCGATCTGGATGAATTAAATTACTAACAACGATGGCCTTATCGCCAATGTTATCCAAACATTGAATCAAAACTATAGCTCCATCTTGATCACTGAATGTGACAGTTCCTTTATTGGTTTGAAATGTTTTTGGTCTCAAAGTGTATTCAAAATAATCAGCTAAAGAACCAAAGCCTTGTGTAGACAAACAATTCTTATAAGTAATGGAAGTGCTTCCTTTATTCTCAAACTGCTCAAACGTTACCACATCATATTCGGTACAAAGTCCATTTTGATTCGCGGGATCATCTGCGGCATACGACTTAATTACAATCCCAGCTTTTATACCAGTATTTCTATAGCTACGATTAAAAGCGGTTATGGCGGCCTCGGAACCCTGTTTACCTAGTAAGCCAGATGGCAATACAGTTCCATTATTCATCACATTACTCATAGTTACTCCGAATCGTTTATGGAAGTGTTTGTATTTGGCTGAATAAAAGACTGATTTGGTGAAATAGGAGTATCTGGATTATTCGGAGCATCTCTATAAACAACGTCTTGACTCTCAGATACGCCAGGCAAAATGTTTGCATTTTTGTAATCAGCGACACGACTTTGATAACCACCGCCGTATTTCATTTCGGGATAAACTACGTTGGTCCCGCTAAATACAGATACGCCATTGCTTAATGTAACGGTGGTTCTAAAAGTCTTAAATCCATTTTGATCGATAAACGCGCTATGCATAAGTTGTTCGATATGATAAACCACGTTGTCAAATTGTAGGTTATCTCCAACTGCAATAGGTTCCGGTAAGCCAACGAAATTAATGGTTCCACTCATCTTTAAATGGCCACCTATTAACGCATCTCCAACTATCTTTGCCCAACCAGGCGCGCGGAAGTCTCCTTGAGCACTGGTATCAGGAGCCCTATCGAACTCCGATGTAACTACATATGGTCTTAAACCATTTCTTTTCACATCGTCTATATCGTAAATATAATTCTGTCTAGCGGTTTCGTCTGAAATATCGTAACCCGCTGGCCCATTAACAGATCTACCATAGTACTGAACAAAGTTAATTCTAGCGACCTCATCTTTACCAAGATCAAAACTGAAGGCTAAAGAAGGACTGATATTCCACCTAGGAACATTCATAAACTTAGTCACATGGTAATTGGTTCCACTAACGGAAAAGCCATCTGTGGTAAAAGGGATTTGACGCAATACCATAGTTGGCATCACGCTTCCATTTGGAGCCACTCGAAAACAAGTATAAAGCTCATTAAGAGGGGAATTAGTAAATTGATTTAAGATTGCCCATGCTTTTACTTGATTCCAATATTCGGGTTTAGTTACGGTAACACCTTCTACAGGATTATTGGTGAACATGAAACGACCGGTAGTAGCAGTAGCAGTTGGTGGAATTCCTGAAGGGTTCATTCCTTGAGCCAATGTCTGATTGGAATTACTTGAGTAGTTCTGTATACCAAAAAGGAAGTTGTATGCGTCTTTAGCAGATGTTAATCCTTGAAGTCCCAATAGGTTTCCAACTGCTTGCGGCATATAGAAATGAGTATTAGCGGAAAAAACGGTTTGACCCTCTACTTTTCTTCCCTGATCTGTAAGGCCGGTTCCAATAAAACATTGGATTAGAGCCTGCAAAACTTGTTGAATTACATTTAAGCCTTTATCTGATTGTATGGCTGCCCAATCTATTCCCAATTGGCTTATAAACAATAAAAGGTTCTGATCACTTTGATCTATAAGATAGGGGTTGAAATAAATGCTATTATTAAATTCAGTAAAAGCGAAACCAGTAATTTTTACCGCGTATGTTCTTATACCGGTTTTAGGATCTGTGGTTAAAACTTTACGAACGCTCTGAACTTTAAAAAAACCCTTAAATCCGTCGTGAATGCCGTTAATTGGTTGTAAATTTCTTGCTCTATCCGCTACTCCAGTACCTGCTGAGTTCCTCACTTGGTTTTCCCAATTTAAAATGTTCACAAAAACAAAATCACCAGGAGATAATTCGGTTTCATAGTTTACATCGGTAATCAAAAGTGTGGCTGCCATAGATGGAGTTAAAACTGTCTTGGCATCTGAAACCGAAAGTTGTATACAATCGTTTTCCACAACCAAAGGTGTTCCATTAGGAACCGCTCCAGCAATAGTGAATGAATTGGTTACAGTAGTATCTAAAGTCCTTAAAGTATCTCGTTCAGCCCATCTTAGGAATGTCAATACCCATGCAGGACTGGTCTGATGAACCGGCCCTTCTCCTGGACCACTAGCATTTGGTATGATACGATGTACGAATGCCGTATTATTAGTGGCCACTACCGCCTCCAGAATCAGGAGAACCAGCACTAGGGGCTGTAGTCGGTGCGTGGCCAAAAACTGGTAAAATATTCTTATTAGCGTATGCCGCTCTTTCGCTTTCAGGCAACGCCATCATTACGGCATTAAGTTTTTTAATTTGTTCTACGAAATTAGCAGCAGCTCCTGCGGCGGGAACAATAGAATCTTTCATGTCTAAGAAAATTTGATTAACTGCCTTAGACATCTCAGCACGAATTCTATTGGTCTCATCTTCAGGACGACCTTGGCCAGGACCTTCTAGCTGTTTCCTCTTAGCCTCTTCTAAGACCGAATTTTGCTTCTGAACATCTCCAGCAGAAAGAGCATCACTGTAAGCGCTTGTCAACTTTTGATATTGACCAAGTTCTGGATGTTCTTTTACTTGAGCTATATTAGATATACCTAATGCACCTGAAATTTCATCATAGCTTCCAGGTGAAAGCGGGCCTTGAAATCCTATTGCCGAAGAAACTCCATATTTTTTCTTTATATTAGCAAGTCTATCTCTAGCTATGTCGGATTTTTTAAATAGATTAGCTGATTTACCAGTAATCTTATTCTGTGCATTAATAATATCTTCTGGAGTAGTTTTACCTCCCAACTCTCTGGCCATTGCTATGATTGCAGGATTATCAGGAGTTAACTGATCTATCGGCATGTTAAAAAGAGCTTCTCTAGAATCTCTGCCAAGTCTACTAATTGTGGGATCTGATAACATCCCTGCGGCGCGCATTGTACCTCTGGGGCCAGTGGTGGCCATAGAAGTTTGTCTGTAGAGGTCAAAAGCGCTTTTACCGGCTTCAATACCGGTATTGGTTTTATCGCCAAAGAATTTACCAATCTCACTAAGAAGTTGATCAACGCCTCCACCAGTAGTTACACCGGCAGCCGAGACCATTTGAGCCGCAGTTTCTACGAACTTCCTATTTTCTTCTCTAAAATCGCTACCATCTAAACCAACTTTAGTTCCCTCAGCTAAGATCTTAACAAAGGCTTCTTTAGTTGTTCCTGCACCGCCCATGCTTTTAGAAAGAGTTCCTATTACTCCTCCAGCATTGGTCATGTCTAAATTTCTTTGTGCTTGTAATCCTAAAGCCGCGTTTCCAGTTGCGGAACGCGTTGAGCCTCCAGCACCCATAATGGAACCTGCCATACTCATTCCTTGGATATCCTCAAAACCGGCATCGTAAATACTTTTCTTAAATGTACCTCTAAAACTTTGGGTGTTAAGTCCCATTTGCCTTTGAAAGTCTAAGTCTCTTTGAGAATTTCTATTATATTCTTCAGTCGCCAAAACTTTGGTAGGATTTAATTGCTTTTTAGATTCGTAGTTTCTATTAAAGTCTTCAGCATTTTGCTGCGCAATTAAACTTTCGTATTCATCATTTTGCTGTTTTGACAGACCTGGAAAAATACCTTTAGTAAGCGCTGACGTGGTTTTGGCTCGCATTCTTTGGCTGCTAAAAAGAGTTCCTAGAGATGCGAGAGCCGTTCCACCCGCTCCTAGCATTCCAACGCCAGTCCAACCAGCGCCGAGCGCCATTGCACCGGCTCCCATACCTAAAGCAGCGGCGGCAGCGGTTTTAGCTGCATCCTTAGCTCTCTCAGCGGCTTCTTGTTTATCCGCCATTTCCTTAGCTTCAGTTCTCTCTTTGTTGAAAGCCAGTCTTTCCGGTAAAGAACCGTTGTAAAGAGAAGACATTTCTCTTCCAACTGTTCCGCTAACTGCGGAGCCACCGGCTAAAAGCGTTCTTGAAGGAGAACCTGCTATTTGATTGATACCTTGAATTACAGCAGTCGCGATGCCACCTACGGCTCCAGCAAACCCAACACCTCCAAGTTTACCTTGGGGACCATTTGGGAGCGGCCCATTCACGCCACTTTTCTCCATCCTCTGAAGTGTTCCCTGTAAAGTTACTCGCTCTTTTAATAAATTATTTTTTTCTTTTTCGTAAAAAACCTTGTCCTGATCACTCTTACGTTCTTGTTTAGCGTTGTTAGCAAGCAGTCTGCCTACTTCTTCTAAGTTCTTTTTAGTTTTTTGGTACGCTTCTTGTTCAACTCTTGACTTATTTTCTTGCGCTCTAACGGCCTGGAAATTCCTTTGAAACTCCCGGTGTGCCTCAGAACCGGCTTGGAATGAGGCTCCTGGGCCGCCGGGCTTAGCAATATTCGGAGTGATGTTCATTTTTTTAGAGGCTTGTTCGATCTGAGAAAGCGCGGCTTTAACAGTGGCGATTAAGCCAGACGCGTCACCATCGATCTTGAGTTTTATGTCTTGTGCCATCTCAAATACTCCAGAAGCCGTTTTAAACCACTATATGATAAGATTGTCGTTAAAATCTTATAGTTGGCCTATACCTATATCACCAAAAAAGTAGTTGACGTGGAGCTGTAGAATATGTAATATCTATCTATGGCAACTAAAAATAAAACTAAGAACAAAGAAAATGACAAAGAAATCGAATACTTGGAGAAATTAATCAAATATAGTGCCCGCTGTTTAGATGATAAATATGAAGTTCTAGATTCTATTTTTGTCGAACAAATCTACAAACTTAAGAAAGAAATCAATAAAATCAAGGAAAAACAATGAGTTACAAAAAACTTGGTTTTCTATTTGTAATCGCAGCGATTGTAGGGTTCGCAACTTCTATCCTATTGAATCTAGCGTATGCCGATGAGGCCTTCGTAGGATATGGCGTTGGTATCTTTAGAGGCGCTGATCAATTCTTAGGCCAAACCAAATATGCTAGTATTGGATACCGGGATTTTCTTTACGAAGGTCTTTATTGGCAAAGCAAACTTGGATTTATTGGCGAAGGAAGTGCGGACCAAACCAGAAAAAGTGGGGGTTGGACCAGTAGTGGATTTGGCTTAGAAACAAATCTTTCGCCAGTTGAACTAAGAGGCGGGGCGGCATTGGCTGCAATTACTACTCCCGATAGTCAACTTGGAGGGTATTTTGAATTTAATGAAGATGTTAGTATTGGTCTGCGTGATACAAGAGGGGATGGAATTGCTTTACAATATAATCACATCAGCTGTGCCAGTCTATGCTCACCGAATTTAGGCCGGGATGCTGTTATGTTGGAACTGAGTCAAAAATGGTGAGACATGTCGAATAATTACGATTATGAAGCAAATAGAATGAACGCATTTTTAGTGAATATGGTCAGAGAATTGTTGTTAGATAAAAAGTCGGTTTACTACATTGATCAGAATAGAGATCGTAGGGCTGCAATAAGTGCGATTACTAGAGATTACTTTAGATTGGAAGTAACAAACGGTGCCCTATCTGGAAAAGGCAGTCTTCATTATAATGTTTTAATTGTTATTAATGAACACGAAGTTTCAGAGTCTCTAAGAAAAGAATGGGACAGTATTCCGAGTTTCTACAACGGTATTCACCCCTGCACTATACGAATTAGTATTTAGGGTGGCAATATGAAAATGGTGAATTATGGATAATGTATTTCATTGGAATATCATAGAAGGAAGTGAAAAATGTTGGAAAGATTATGTCAACATGATGACCAGAGGAACCTTTGTTACAGTGCCAACGTCTATCGTTTATCCATATCCTGATGGCACTACAAGCTCTGTTAAGCCATGCAATGGACAAATTCACTACGTGGGAAACGGCAGCATAGGACTTACAAGGTTTCAATGGGATGAGTATTCGGGAGTTTGGGTGGATGTCACCCCCTCTCCTGGACCTATTGCTGTAACCACTGGAACAAAAGCTAAAATATACGTGAATGGAGTTTTTGCTGGAGATCTAACTTCGGCAGATATTAAAATCACTAGCTGCAGTCATGAATGGGTTCCTTATGAAGGTTTTACTCAAAGATATAACTATTGTAAAAAATGCGATATTAAAGATAACGTATAATGATCTTCGGACTAGTCTTTCTATTTGGCATAGTCTTTGGACTTATTTTAGTTGCCTACGATGATGGATTACCTTTAGGACTATACCGCAGAATACAATGTAAACTTGGTAATTGTAGATATTACATTAAAGTAGGAAAGACGAAGATTAATAAGTATTACTGTATTATTTGTAGGAAGCCAAGAAGTTTTCCTGTGCTAAAAGTAGTTGACGATGATAAAATGGGCGATAATAAGTTTAGGAGATAGTATGAATATTGTTTGCAGAAAATGTCATAAAGTATATGGAGCCTGCAAGTGTCACAAAGGAAATGTATGCAAGTAAAATTCAAAAAATTACACGAAGACGCTGTTCTTCCAAGTTACGCTAAGCCTGGAGATGCCGGTATGGATCTCACAGCAGTAGAAAAAGGTGAAGTTGTTCATTCCAAGGATCTCCTGGTTGATTCCTGGTATTATATAGAATATAAAACAGGCCTAGCGGTTGAAATTCCAGAAGGTTATGTCGGTCTCATATTTCCACGTTCTTCTATCAGCAAATCCTCTCTTATTTTAGCTAATAGTGTTGCCGTCATCGATTCTGGATATCGAGGAGAGATCTGTCTTAGATTTAAAATAGACAATGCTCTTATGGACACTTATATGGATGAAACATCTAAGCCCTGTACTTACAAAAAAGGTGACAGAATTGGTCAATTAGTAATTTTGCCATTTCCAACTATTGAACCAGAATTTACAGAAGAACTGACCACAACTGAACGTGGTAAAGATGGATGGGGCAGTACTGGCACATGAAAGTAAATTGTGAAATCTTTAACTGTTAGGATAACATGACATACGACAAAGGTCTTAAAAAGAATAAATTCAAAATGGGAGATAGGGTGAAAGCCCTCCCTTCTTTGGTTGATTGGCATAGCAGTCACCTTGTTTGGTCGTATGCTAGAGTAGTTGAAGGGGAACATAGGGAAAAAGATGAAAGAGATATTACAGAAGAATCATTGCCCATACTCTATTTCTGGATTTGGTGTAAATTATTTAATAGAATGCCCAGAGGGGTTGTAACTGGTTTTGGAGAAGAAGACGATAAGGATGGCGAGAAGAGCGGTATTAGGTGTGTTTGGGTGGAATTCCATATCTTTACTGAGTTTGGTAAAGTTGAATACAGTACTTACGTAGAAGAAAAAGATTTGGTAGCGGTTAAGAAGAAGGTTAATAAGAGTATCAAATAAATAAGTGGTGTACTCCCATGTATGGCAATCTTATCTGTATGAACAAATATACAGATGAACAAAAAGAATTAGTGATTACTCTACGAAAACAAGGATTTACATACGAAAAAATAGCTATTATAGTGGGCATCAAAACAGGAACGACTGTCCATAACATTTGCTATGCTGCCGGTCTTCCTAAAAAACCATATCCTAGAAGAATAGAATATGCGATTGGACAAAAATTCGACTATTTTACTATAATAGCTCCATCTCCAACTATAACTACCCATAAAGGAAGAACTTACACTTGTTGGGAATGTAAATGTGATTGTGGTCAAATATTTACTACAACTACAAAGCAAATAGGAAAAGGAATAAGAAAGTCTTGTGGGTGTCGCAATAGGGATGGTCGATTTAAAAGAGCCGACGGCGATGTGATAATAGCAAAATATAGAGAAAATCACTACAAATCAGGAGCAAAAAGAAGAAAATTGATTTGGCAATTAAGTTTTGAAGAATTTATGAAAATGCTTTATGCGAACTGTGTTTATTGTGGATCAACTCCTTTTCTCCCAGTTAAAAGAGGATGTCATGAAAGAAAATCAAATGGTGTGGACAGGATAGATTCAGATTTAGGATATTTTACAGAAAATTGTGTTGCCTGTTGTAGATTTTGCAATCTGGCAAAGGGAGATAGGACCAGGGAAGAATTTTTGGAATGGATTGAAAGAGTTAAAGCTTTTGAACCAGCTATTAAATAGTGAGTATGACAGGAAAATTCGTAGGCTCATACAGCTCAGTACAGACACTGGCATTAATAAAATTAATATCACTAATTTTAACCGATATACCTCCACAAAAATGCAAATGGCCAAATACACTAAGTCGTAAATCTTTCAATTGTTGAATTCTACTATAGAGATCTTTACAGCCCACATGTTCTTGGACGTGTCCATTATGAATGGAGTGCTCAACAATATCTAATATTCCAAATGGCGGCCCATGTGTAATTAGGATTTGCGTCTCATCCGGAATCAAATCCCATTTTTCCTTCAGAGCTTGCCCACGAGGTAAGTTTAGTGCCCAATTACAAAATTCTGGAGTCCAGCCAGATCCATAAATAAGTTTATCTTCAAACATTACAGAGGAGTCATGTAGATAGGTAACTCCGACATCTTCACACATTTGCTTAAATAGTGTTGGTTGTTTCTCCGATAGCCAATCATGATTACCTGGAGAAAGACAGGTCATTTTAAAATTTTTAGCAATTCTACCGAGTTCTTTAAGTTCAGAAGATATTTCCTGAACGGTCCCTCTAAACGTAAGATCTCCAGCGTGGAGTAACAGGTCTCCTTCTGGAACATTAATCTTCCTAAGTTTGCAGTGAGTATCTGAAATACAGACAATCTTCATATCATTCTCTATTCATTACGTCGTCAAAATTAAGAACTCTTGGAGTAATAACTTCTTCAAACTTTACCAAACGTTTGTAGGTACTATAGACGACAAGGCCCAAAAGAATTGTCCAAACCAAGATAAGGAAAATTACCGATTCTTTTCTAACGACTTTCAATCCATGCTCCAATCATTTGGTTCGGGTTCAGGTTTCTCTTCTACTTTATCAGGATCGTTGTAGTAGTCAAGTTTCTTTATTGCTCTGATATTGGGATCGTTACACGCGAAACAAGTGACATCGTCATTAGGTAAGTAGTTGATTTCCCAGGAATAATTGCAATATAGGCAAGTTAGGATATAATTAGTCAAGAGAGAAACCCATGGAGATCATTACATCTAAGACTTCAGTTTTTCTTAGGCTATTGATCAATCTAGCAAAGTCCTTATCTTTTTCGATATGAACTAGGATTGGACCTTTGAAATAACCTGGACAATAAACATTGGCTAACCTTAGAAGTCTCTCTCCTTCTTCCTCCATAAATACAGCGTAGTAATCATGGGCAATGCAAGTTAGTCCTTTGCCTACCGATAGAAGAGGAATTGTATCTGCGAATTCATAAAACCACTCTTCGAGTCTAATAAGTTCTTTAAGTAGGATTACGTGATTTTCTGGAATATCGCCAAAGGTTCTCATAATTTTAACTTAGTGCCCTTTTTAATATTTTCTATAGCCGTAAGTATTTGAAGATTCCAGGGAACGTGGAGTCCAGAAATTTCTTTTCCTTGCAGTGGCATTATGTGGTCAACATGATGTTTGATACCAGTTTCTTTAGTTAACTTAGCGGCTTTCGTATAGATATCTTCTATTTCTTTTAATTGTTCTCTTGTAAGCCATTTGGGAGTTCTTTGAAGTTTAGCCGCGTGTCTTTTTGCATTTGTGGCGTTTACTTTTCCACGATTGTCTTCTTGCCATTTAGAGTGTTGTTTTGCAACATATTCTTTATTTTCTTGGTGCCAAACTGCCTTGTATGCAATAACCTTATCTTTATTTTTTGCGGTCCAGGCAGATGTCCTTATCAAAACTTCTTCCCTATTCTTTTCATAACTAATATGACTTTTTATTTTTATTTCTTCTTTATTTCTAGTCCTGTAGTCTTTTCGACATGAAAAGCAGTGCGGATTTAATCCATCTTTTCTGCCCCTATCTACACCAAAACAAGTACTTGATTGTGGATTAAGCTGATTACAATTTGGATTAGAACACTTTTTTGTTATTATAAATACTATTCCTCTAACTCAATACCATCAGTAAAAAAGAATATCTCTCCACTAACTTCACAGATAGCCAGATCGGTCCAACTTCCAGAGATCGAGCATTCGTCTTCGGGCCATTCCCTGTTGAAAGCGTCGATAAATTTTCCCATTTCTAATGTAGTCTTGAACTTCTTTACCTTTGGTTCGGTATTGAGGACATAGAACAAAAGATGGTAGGTCTCTTTTTTAATCTTATTTGGTTTCTTAACAACTTTTTTCATAGGTTCTCCTATTGTAGTATATCATCAAATACCACAGACCCCATTTAAACATTCCGCTTCTTTTTCTTCGAATACTTTCCCTTCATCAGCCAGCGCTTCTTGCAACTCTACTCTAGTAAGAGGTTGACCACCGCGACATCCATCGGGATAAACGGTGAATCCACGCAAACGTTTTGCATATTTAAGGAGTGTATTTGCATTCTTTTCGTAATTGCCTTCATTATTGGCCGGTGAACCCCAACTATCCATATTAGACGTGCTAGAAATTGACATGTCTACATAGTTCTGAACATCGGCTTGAAATTTTACTCTTTGTTTAAAAGTTAGATCTCCTGAATCTTTAATATTTTCTATCTTAATTCCTTGTTCTAATAGTCTCTTGACAGAACCATCAACTACGTATTGATACATCCACTTACCGTCTTTATAATATCGTCTTTTATAGGCCTTACAGTAAAGAGGTTCGATACCAGTAGTACTCTCGGCAATGATTCCAATTGTTCCTGTGGGTGCAATGGCCCTAACTCCCTTAGGAACGGACACACCAAGTTGTTTAGCCCCCATAAAAGCAGCGGAGTCGCTTTCCTGTTCATAGATGGACAGAAATTTGTGAAGTTCCGGAGTCACCTCATATGGTTGTCCCTTAGCCATAAGCCATTCGTGAATACCGCCTAATCCTAAACCAATACGATTATTTTTTAATCCAATTTCTTTGATCCTCTGAGTAGGAATATCACTATAAATACCGCCGCATAATAGAAAAAGAGTGGCATATTTGGTAGATTCCGCAAGATCTTTTTTGTCTTTCATACGATTGAGCCAAAGTGTGCCTAGATTGCACTTATCAGAATCGTCCTCGCTCACCACTTCAGTACAAGCATTTCTCAATGATTCCGCATCCTTACGAAAGTTAAAACTCATTCCTGGTTCTGCAGTAGAAAAAGCTTGTTTACAATTCTCCAACCATACTTTTTGTGCTAGAGAGTGTTTAGGGTGATCTTCGTTCTCAATGGCAATAAAAAATTCGGTGTCATAAATCACAGAAATATTAGTAAGTTCCATTGGAAGAGGAAATGTTAAGTCAACAAGTTTAGCTGCCTTAAGGGTTTCTGAATGATCTTTAAGCTTGATAAACTTAAAAACATCTGGATGATTCCAATTAAGGCCTGCCCAAATAGCACTTCTCCTTTGGCCGCCCTGCATAATATAGCGTCCAGATTCATTGGTCATTTGCATAAGAGCAATCGGTCCCGTAGATTTACCACCAGTGCGCCTAATGATAGCGCCTTCTTCCCTTAACCTGGAATAATCGACTCCAATGCCTCCACCAGTCATCAAAGATGCGGTAGTTTTATGCATTAGTTCAGCCCAAGATTCGCGGCTGTCTTCAGCCCTAAATAAGAAACAATTATTTACTTGGTGAAATTCTCGACCGGCGGAATACAAGTATCTCCCACCTGGAATAAACTTACGTTCTAAAATAATATTGAAGATCTTTTCTTTAGTCTTATTATCCAAAAGTTGAGAACACACGGCTTCAGTGACACGTTTTGAAGTATCACTCCATGATTCTACTTGATCCTTCGAATATTTTTGAAGATAGATATCGTGCGGAAACTTACTAGAAAATACGTCAAACTCGCTCTTCATTTATTATTACCTATTGTATTTTTGGGGATTGTTTTCTGTTATTAATAAGATTGTCGGGCTTTCAGTCCCAAAGATTTCTAATATATTTATTAAGAATATCAAAAAACCATTTTTGCTCGCGTTTAGACATAGCATCACCTTTAAAACAAGCTATAAGGAAGTCGCTACGTTCTTCTTCTTGTTCTTCTGGAGTATTAGCGTTTGGTCTAGAACTATTCCATTTAGACATATCCTTATGATCAATACAAGGAGTAAACCATGTGTACAACTCTCCCCACTTTGAGGCATGGCGCTCGTAAAAAAGTATATCGTAGCTATCTTCTTTAAGCCTGCCAGCTAGTTTAATGGCTAATCTGAGAGCTTTCATGTCTTTATCTTCTTGGATAGCAGAACCATTAAGAAGACAATTTTCAACACGTTTTAGTTTATATTCCAAGATAGCAAATATACTGTTCGCGTCAAAGTCATAATCATTTCGGAATACGTACCAGAACCAGCCCAATGTTTTACTTAGCAATCTATATGGTCTACGAAAACAAGTGTATTTGAAATCTCTGATCCAACCATAAAGAGGAGATTCTATATACCAAAGATAGAGCTTCGATGGTTTCGAATTAAACATTACTTAGTCCTCTTCATGATCTTCTTTAAGTATTCAGGAAGTTTGCCAACATCGGCGCGTTCCGACATAAGAATATCTGCAAAATACTTAACCGCTTCCTCTGGATCACCTATTTCCAACATTTCCATCAAGTATACCTGCTCGGCATGAGTTAGATAAACTTTGGTATTATCCGAACTCATCTTTTTCCTGTTCACTTTCGTTTTCCAAATAGCATTCCATACAGGGTTTAGTTCCATCTTCATCTAGCAGTTTTTCTTCATCGTAATCGATCCAAGAGAAATTGACTTTACAAAGCCAACAAATATCCTTCATAATTAACGCTTTTTCTTTCCTTTAGACTTCTTCTTTTTACTCTTGGACTTCTTCTTAGGTTTTTCTTCTAGTCCATACCATTCGACTCGATTAGTAGAATCGATATGCAAGGGAGGTTTATATGAATCTACATCGAGGTAATCATTTGGCGTCTGTGTCTGTACGTCTTTAACCTCTTCAAGCCTGTCTTCAATTTTAATCTCTTCAAGCCTATCTTCAAATTCCTTCTCGATTACTTCCATTGCTTCCTTATAATATGTCTTCGCTAGGGAATCTTTTTTCTTACCATTCCTATAAAGTTCAAAACAAACAAGACCCAGACAACAGGCTAACATCGCATACAAAACATAAATAAAATCTTCCATTTATTCCTCCGTTAAAACTAACACTCTAGTTTGTCCTTCATCGTCATCACAACACAAGTACCCAGCTTTTTCATTCATCCTAACACAGTGGTGAGTCAATAGATTATCTTTAGGACCTACGAGTTCCCAAATACCAGGCATATTATAGGTATACCTATAGAACCTATCATAAGTCAAATAAATGGTTCCATCTGATTTTTGCCTGAGTCTAAACATTAAAATTCCTTTCTATATCGGTCACACCAATCGCTATGGCCTTGACCTACGGGGTTATGCTTATTGCCGCACTCGCATTCGCACCTATCTTTGAGTTTAGGCTCAGAAACCATGTTAAATGTCATTTGACTTATAGGGGGATTTGAAACAACTATGCTAGTTCCAGTTAGTGTATAAATTCCAGATCCAACCGAATAAGCAAGAAAAAGACCGGTAGTGTCTTTTATTACGGTACCATCAAACCAAACATGGTCGGCGTGCAGTTCTTTTTGACCCAATGTTATATTTCCTATAAAAGCTTGGTCTGATGAGAATTTCCAGTGGGAATTCAAAGAATCGTATTCATCATTAATCCAATTCATGGGATAAACACTCCAAACCTTTTTCTGAAATTCTTGTGAAGTACATTTCATAGAATCATATTGTCAGAAACCGTTGGGGTTGTCAACACTTTTCTTCTTTTTGCCAGAAAGATCTTTCTTAGTTTTATTCTTAGTTTTATTCTTATGACAAGTATAGCAAAGAATTTGATGATTAGATAGTCCTAATGACTCTCCACCATTACAAATAGCTAAAATATGATCCACTTCTGGAGCGCGACTTTTCTCACATTTATCTTTAAGTCTTTTCAAATACCACCATTCGAGGAGAGATAAGTCCTGATCCTCACCTTTACTAGCAGGATAGCGTTCTTTCTCTCTTCTCAGGACGGCCTTCATAATGGGTTTGTAATCAAATTGGCAGTCAGCACATTTCCAGTCTTGTTTAATCAGAAGAAACTTAAGAGAATTTTCTTTTTGTGGATAGCTCCAAGCCATAGCTGAATCGGAGCATAGATTAGAACAATACTTTTGATTACCATGAAAAATCTCTACTTCAGCACACCAAGCACAAAGTCTCTTAGGTTTACCTTTAGCATTAAGCTCGTCCAATTTGATTGGATGGATACAAGAAAGATTATAGGATCTTTCCTTTATGGATTTAGTTAATGCTATCACTTTGGGATTGCCAGAAGGTTTAAACATAGTTTACTATATCATACTAATAAAAAAGAGCCACTAAATAAATAGTGGCCCTTAACAAAGATGAATTAACTAAGATGTTTAAGTAATTACGTAACTCGCAGAACCAACCTGAGAGGTAGCGTATCCAGACAATACGGCAATTGCATTTACGGTCTCGGAAGCGGATACGGAGATTGCTCCAGTATATAGAGTGCTATATACCGTAGGAGTCGTTCCATTGGTAGTATAGTAAATAGCGGCTCCGGGAGTGCCCGAGGTGATCGTAACCGTCTGTGTAGAAGGGTAGGATCCACCAACAGGACTGAAAGCGGGGCGACCTACTTGAGAAGAAACAGGAGCTAATACTGTAGTAACAACTGCACCACTGGCACTAGAGAATGCTTCAGCCATAACCGGCGTTTCAGGACCACTCGAAGGAGCGATAACGTTCGCGGCAGCACTAAGAGTAACGGCTCCAGTCAAAGCGATTAATGAACCATTCACGGTTCCACCAAGAGTATCGGTGATACTGGCTTGAGCGATGATGTTACCTTGAAAGGTGCCAGCGCTCCCTGAATTGATGGTTGCAGATGAACCAACGATCCAGTAGATGTTGGCAGAAGTAGCCCCGTTTTCAAGAGTCATGACAGGAACACCTCCAGCACCAGTAGTAAGTGTGGAAGCAGTATATAGGATATACGTGCCTGCACCATTAAAAGTTAGGGTTCCTGTAGCAGAAGTAGCTAGATGTGCAGCTCCTCCGGTGAACTGATAATTCCCAGGTGTGAGTGTTTGACCGTCTAGAGTTGCTGAAATCGTGGTACCAGCTAGACCAAGAGTTTGTTTGGAGGTAAACGAAGCTTGTGCTGCGGTTTGGGCAGAAGAAGCTACGCCGTCCGCGATATGCTCGCCACCAGTATAAGTACCAGGAGGGAAGCCAGTAATACTCGTCCCAGGATAGATGCCAAGATCTCCAGTAAGAACGCTTGAACCCGTATTGGTGACTGCAGAGGCGCCCAAGATAGCGAAGGCACCCATTCCACCGCTAGAGGCGTTCATGGCTGCAACTGTCTTAGTGGCAACTGCTGAAGCCGAATCACTGCTAAGAATGGTTACTTCGATCCCGGTAAAGCCAGCTGGAGCTGGGTCGGTATTTGAACCGCCTGAAACATTATACCAAATGTAGTAAGAATTAGAATTACCGCCAGTAAATATTTCAAAGTACTCACCTGCACCAGTAGATGCGAAGGCAGAACCTGCGGGGAAAGTCATCAAATCCCACTGCTGACGAGCGGGACCTTGAAATTGAACAGATGAACTAAATCCGGAAGGCATCGTTACATTAACTGGCGAGCCGTTAAAATACGCATTTGGAAAAGAGTTGGGCACCGTTGGGGGTAAAAAGTTTGGAAAAATAGGAGCTTGGACACCGCCAGCTAGAGCGTTAAGCAGTTCTTTTAGACTAGCATCTGGAAGACTGAAGCCGTCTTTTACAAACTGAACGTCAAGAGGACTAAGTGCGTAGGTTCCAAGAATACAGGCTTGAAAATTACTGGCCATACTAGGACGACCAAGACAGTCGGTCAGTCTAGTAAAATCAATGGAAGAAAGTGTGGTTTCTTGGGCAATGGCGGAAACGAGGTTGAGACCTGAAGTGGTGCTGCCCATTCCGCTGATAAGATAAGCTTGAGTAGTTGAAGATAAAGACATTTAAAGCTCCTTGTGTTTTAGTATTTATATATACTGCTTATAAGATTGCGTAGTTATAGTGTTATTACTATAAGTTGTTGTTTTTATTAATCTTTATCTTTATCGGTAATTTCTACTTGCTTTACAAATATCCAAAAACCTTCCATTGGTTTATCTGAAATACCATAATGTCCATGGCAAACGTGGCCAGTAGGGTTACCATCTGGATCTAATTCTATCCAATAATGGTCTAAAAATATCATATGAGTCCTAAAATTTTATTAGTAACAGCAAATTCTCCGAAAAGGATAATGGCTGCCTCATCATGTGCTTTAGCTGCTTCTATTTTAGTGTGATAGGTCCCTAATACAATTTGTTTCCCATTTTTATAGATATGGGCTCTCCATTTTTTGGTCCTATTTTTATCTGATCTATACGATACACCTTTATATCCAGACGTGTTATCCGATCGGATTCCGACATTGGCAGCATTAGATTGTTTATCGGCACATCTTAAATTGTCCCATTTATTATTAGACCTATTTCTATCCTCATGATCCACATGGGCAGGAATTGTTCCTGTTATGTATAAGAAAGCCAATCTATGAGCCCTATAATGTTCTCCGTCTATACCAATCATAACGTATCCTTCGCTACCACCATAAGTCGGCGTATAGCCCGCAATTGTACCGGCTTCATGCTGATTGTTTTTAGACGAACGTGTCCATACAAAATCCCCTGTTAGTGGATCATAATATAATATGGATTTTAAATATTCTTGAGTTATAATTTTAGGCACAAAATATCTTTTTCTATTCGCTCTAAACTAACTGGATAAAAGTCATTTACGTCCACGCCCACGTTTATCATCAAACTATTTTTTGGAGACAGTTTATTTTTCCATGCACCATGACAATGGCCATGAAGCAACGTCTGCCCATTATCAATTGGCCTATATTTGGGATATCTTTGGTCATACCGGGAGTTGTCTTCTAAATAAGGTAGATGATGCATCAACACTTGTTTACCGCCGATAATGATCGTATCTTCTAATTTAATAGTCTTAAATCCAGCATCAAAGTATATTTTACGAAATTTTTCCAGCTTTTCTTTGTTCTTAGCATGAACGGGATGACAATGATCATGGTTTCCAGCAATAAGGTGATGCTCACCATTTAAACGTGGTAGGATTAAACCAGGAGCGGTTTTGTCGAGACTGAAGTCTCCCAGATGGTAAGTTACGTCCCCAGGTTTAACCAAAGAATTAAAACGTTCTACGATGGTTTCATTCATTTCCTCAATTGAGTTAAATGGGCGACTACAGTATTTTATTACGTTAACGTGATTAATGTGGAAATCCGCGCTGAAAAATATTGACACTTAACACCACTTAATCTCTACGACCTTCTCTAAAAGATAGACACCACCTTGAGTTTCGAAGGTAATGCTATTCTCACCGGCATCTAAAACCTTAACGATAGGTGATGTTCTAATATATTGGTTATCAAAGAACCTATTAGCCGAGGTATTAATCACCTTAACACCAGGCAACCCAAGAGACTTGACTTCAACGATGGTAAGTGGACCTTCTACACTATCGCCGTCATTAACCATACCTAAACGAAAATTCTGGGTTTTAGTGAGTCTATAGTTAACATCTTCTAGGTTTAGAAATTCCTTGGGTACCAAATGTTTAATGTTTTCGTCGATTTTAATCATATCATCCTTTTTCATCGCATTTAGTACAGTAGTTATAGGTTTCAGTGAAGCCTTCGTATTTAGCCCAGGCGTGGTTGCAAGTTTTGAAGTCTTCATCACAGGTAATCCAACCAGGGTTTTTAAACTGTGCATAGAACTGCTTTCTAAACTGTGCATAGAACTGCTTTCTAAGCTCTTCTATATCCTCATCTACATAATTCCTAACCAATTCAATTGTTTCCTCAGTCTCTGGAGAGGGTTTATAATTAGGATCTCCAGGCATGCCTAGAATATAACCTGTTGGAAAACCATTAATGGCAACATATCTAAGAGCGTCTAACATATCATCCTTATATGGAACATCCTTCTTAGAACAAGACATGGATTCCAAATAATCGAGAAAATTACCTTCGTTCATTTCTTCACCTCAACTGGCATAGCCGTCTTCACTAGTTCGATCTTAGCAGAGACCATAGAAAGTTCGCGTTCAAGAAACTGTCGATATTCTTTGGCACGATTCTTGTGCTTTTCTGGCAATACGGTAGAAGCAAGTTTTAGCTTAACATCGCTCTCATACTTAACAAGACTGATCAACTTTTCCTTATTCATATTTTTCCTTTAATATCCATCCTTAAAAACTTTAACACCATAACCGCAATTATTGGAAGTATCCAACTCTGTTATACCGATTTTATTGGTAATTTTTACTGAATTACTTTCAGGACCATCACCTAAATATTTAACCGTTCTGATGTCTAATAAACCAAGTTCTAACCGCTCTTTTGCGTTAGTGGAAAATTCTCGAAATTTACGGTAGCAATCACTATCATCGCTCCCTTGAACTAAGAAGAATCTATCTTCCCTGGATACTAAATCTTTAGCGGTCATCAAAACTACACACATATTATTCCTCATAATTCTCCCATGCTTGATCTACTGCTCGTTCCGCCTTACGTACTTTATTGTTAATATACACTGCCTCATTACAACTGTCTAGACATTTAAACAAATAATAATTATATTCTGACGCACCACATTGATCGCACTCATAAATGGGCGGCATGCTACTATGTGAAGTAATTAGTTTAATCAAATTTATATCCAAACCTCTCCAGATCAGCTTTCGAACGAACGCTGGTTGGTAGACCGTTGTTGTGCCCAGATAGTCTATAAATGGAAATAGTTCCGTAAAGAACTCGTATTTCTGTGATATCAGGGGGCAATACGCTTTGATCTGATGGGGTCAATATAAGAACTAAGGAACCGGGATCGCAATGACGTTCTAAATAGAACTTAATACCTTCGTTAGCGATTTCATAAATTTGTTCACGTCTATCCGTTACTAATGAGTAGGTAGGTAGTTCAAAAAATTCTTCAACAAGTTTAAGATCAAAAAGTGAAGGTTTATACTCACTTCCATCTTCATCCAAGTTTTGAACCAATTTTTGCATTTGTCGAAATTGTTCAACATAGTATTCAAATGAATTACGCATAATTACTTCTTAGGACCATAATAATACACTGGTTTAGTTCCATCCAAATATTCCTCCTGCGATTCTGGACAATGAATTTCAAGGTAGCCACGAACAATATTAAGAATTTCTCCCCATTGAAGTTCATGGGCTTCTACCATCTCCAAAATAAGGGGCTCCATATCCATGGTTATGTCTCCGAGAGGCCTAAGTTTTTTACCCATATCAAAATCCAAAACTCAAAGCCGCACCGGCCTGATTCATTCGTTGTGCAATTTGACGCAAAGCTTCCATTAGCTGTTGATTCTGCATCTCTAAGCTTTGTATCTTTAGGGCTAACATTCGATTTTCATATTTTTGTGCCAAACCTTCAGGTAGAAGATCGGTGTATTTAATCATCAAAGAATCAACAATAGGTGCATAACCAAGATGGTCCAAAAAAGTAAAGAATTCCTGCTGTTTGTCAAACTCTTCTTGAAATTCCCATCTACACCGTTGTTTACATTCAAGATCGCCGCTCCAGATTACTTGTTGCCTATCTTTATGTTTATCTAAGAAAATATCGCCTTTGCACAGGTTTCCAAATTCTTGTGAATCGTAGTAACTATAGCCGCCAGGTCTTTGATATTTGTATCCTGGAACCATATTAACACATGTATCCTGACAGCCCACGTATTTCTTACCGCAGGAAGTGCAATACGAGAATCCCTCGGTTTTATCCACAATGTGATCTGGGGTTCTGATATTAAATTTCTTAGCAGTAGCCACCCAATCGGCTCTAGAATAGGGAGTCCAGCAATAATCGCCGTATCCAGGTTCTTTGTATGGAATTAGCTCGTTCATACTAAAACCACAGCCGTTCGTCTTCAGTTAAACCAAACTCCTGACAAACCCTTTCAGCTTCTGGAATATCTCGCTCATTGATATACCAAGTACAAGAGTTGGTTTCATCACCAATAGGTAGGTTGTCGATTAATTCTTCAATGGCATCCCTATTATGTTCTGCAATGTGATCGTCTATATATCCAACTTGCTGGGAGCTAAGGGAAAAACGATATTCGCCGTCAGTATATTCGTCACTGTAAATTATATAACGATACCCTTTTAGATTACTCATTTTCATCTCATCACGCAATTTCGGTGAATATTTTCGGTTCCATTACAACAGGGGCATTGATTGGTTTCTGTTATATAAAGAGAATATACGGCATGAGCCATTTCAAGTCTGGTAATTAAACTAGCACTGTCGTCGTAACAGTAATCATTACGTTCAATCTCGTCTTGAAGTTCCTTAATAGTAGTTTTTATCCAATTTCCAAAATTCATATTAATCCTCGTATCCAAGATATACGCGCCAACCTTCGGTACCAAAGAAATCGTCCATGGACAATTCGTCCAATTTCTTCATAAGGTCTTCCAGCAATATTTCTCTTTGCATGGCAGTCAACACGTCAAGATCACGGGTTCTACGGGGACACAAGACTTTCTTAGGTTTGTTTTTCTTCATCTTCGCCTTCCTCGATATGTGAATACTGGTATTTAAGTTGGTCTAAACTAATCCTATTGCCATCTCTATCCATGAGAATGAATCCGCCATCTCTCATGTCTATACTAAGTTTTATATATTTGCACAGACTATTTTTAATCCAAGACCAATCTATGGCTCCCGGTTTTAAAGTCATTCCGTCTTCCTCGTATGGATCTTCTATTGCGGCGGATTTAATGAAAGCAATGACTTCATCAAAGTTGGTTTCCCAAATATTTGCATTTACTTTAGCTTCAAATTCTTTACTTGGTTTATTCATAAATAGAATGTATTCTAATAACTAATGAAGGTCAATCTTTATCTTCAATTCCTTTCATAAATTCGTCCAAAGAGATCCTAACACCTTCTACTCCATAAGCATTCCTATATTTACCATCTTTTTGTAGTGTAAAGTGCTCGGGACTCCAATTCATAGCACGTTGAATTTGGTCATGTAGGGCATCTTCTCTGGCAGTTCTAGTCCTACGCCATGGACGATCCGGTGCAAATCCAATAACGAAAAGCGGTAGAAAAAATACAAAAAATAGTAACCCGAATGTGAACAATAAATCAACCATTTTCTTCTTTCTTTACGTTACAATGCTTGCAATACTCATACCTACTCCAACCACTATCGTAGGTTAACCAAACATGGTCGCAAGGTAGATCAGGTAGATCAGGTAGATCAGCATGGGAAGCCGTAACAGGAGATAACGATTCAAGAAATACTTGAATATCTAGTTCCAAGTCTTTTTCATCGATGGTATATGTACGACTACCGACAGTAACGAATCCTTGACTGTTATCCAGTACTTGGCACATAACTTGATAAGTACGTTCTGTGATTCCAGTGCTATGGCCAGCAATTCTAGTCCCAATAACGATACCTTTATTATAATGGGTGAAAAGCTTAATAATTACTTTGTCGCGGAGTTTAAACTTCATATCGATTTACTTTGGTTTAAATATGTTTAATTTTTTAGCAAGTTTTACCGCAGATTTTTCTTTACCACTGGCTTTAATTTTCTTGTCAAGAATCTTTATCATCAAGAGTCTACCTTCTTTTGTTAACCCCATAATTTCAATGACTTGTTTTCGTAGGATCTATATCTTCTAAGGAACCATCTAGACCCGGTTTATTCTCTGGATTGTTTCCTGTGTATCTTTCTACTAAGTAGTTTAATCCAAACTGGGTAGTTTCTGGAATTTCAAAGAAATGCTGGCAATCGTCGTGACGGCATATAAAGCCAACTAACATAAACTGAGTTTCTTTTCTATTACATTTGGGACAAACTACTTCATTCATATTTTCCTTTAAATAATGGGTAGGGATTCTCGATTTACCCCTAGGCTCGCTCCTCATACCTATTTACCTTCCGGCCCTGGTAAGTGCTCCCCGGAAGACCCTGACTATCACATTAGCCAGCCCACTCATTTACAGTCACCTACCCGCTAACCGTTCGGTTAACGCTGAAATCGGCCTTTGCTTAGCAATCTGCGATTCATCGCATTGGCTTTCGGCGCTGCTATAAATAGAGATTCGCACAAAGAGGAAAGGAAGTCAAATGTTTTTTGGCGAAGCCTCCGTGGTATTTATCTTGCCTTTATTAAAATATATGAGACTATGGTTAGGAGGTATATATGAAAGGCGCAAGAAGTTTAACAGATCAAGAAATAACGGATGTCTATAACTCATTGAAATCTTTGAGAGATAAGGCATTTTTCTGGCTAGGCATAAAATGCGGGTTAAGAATAAGTGAAATACTTTCTTTACAGATCAAGGATGTCATGGAGTATGGAGAAGTTGGAAGTCAGGTAAAGGTAAGAAAAAACAATACCAAGGGTAAAATAGAAAGCAGGACTTTGCCACTGACAGAAAGTGCGAAACGAGTATTGAAAACGTATATTGATAGTTTATGGAAAGCCGTGCCCGATGATATGCTGTTTAAGTCAAACCAAAGTAAAGAGGCTATCACAGTAAGGCAAGCCAATAGAATTCTTAAGGAAGCGTTCAACCAATTAAAGTTGCAGGGAAATTGCAGCTCACATAGCCTAAGAAAGAGTTATGCCCACAGAGTCCATAAGGCGTTGGGCGAAAAGATTGAAAAGACGCAGATAGCAATGGGGCATAAAAGTCTGAGTTCGACGGTAAGCTATATTCAGGTAAATAGGGAAGAAGTAGATCAGGCGATCTTGGGGATGGGATAATGGACAATAGAATAACTCATAAAAACGTGGTTATAGAACTTCAAATGAATGAAGAACCAATATTTTTGGTGGGTAGGGGTTGGGTTCATGTAGCGATGCTGTGTGGAAGTTATAATAGGGACCAATTAAAAGATCTCATTGGTTTACAATTATGGGGAACAAAAGTTTTAGCGGTAGAAAGTTTCTGCATCGATAATCAGACCAATAGGCCAATTGGGCTTTTAGTCAATAGGAGATTGTGGTAATTATGAACGAAACTATATGGTTAGTAGCATTTTACCTGTTTAAGTACTATTCCAGACCAGGCTTTGAGAGAATCGATCTCCATTGGATTTTTAAGACAGAGGAACCAGCCAGGAGAGCGTGCGAGAAGAGTTTTTGTGATGAAGCGGGCTGGTATGAAGGCGCTCTGATTGAGGAACGACCGTTTGGTTATCGTTTATCAAAGAATCTAAAGAGAATTTGGTATCGCCAAGATGACCACGGCGTAATGGAAGAAATTGAAGAACCAAAAAATTATAAAAACGTCAGCAATCTAATCGGTTGATGATATGGGAAGCTTAAATAAATACGAATTATCGCATCTAGCATTTATTATTGATGCCCTAGTGGGTTGCCCTAAACAAGTGGACAAAATAGAAAAAGCGGTTAAAAAGTATTTTCCAAAGCAGAGTGAATTGCTGAAGAAAACTATTAAAGAAGCCTTTGAAATAGCTAGAGGTAAGAAAAGCGAAGATGAACGATTGCTAGGTTGCTTTGAGTGGGCGAAAAGTAATTACCAGTATAGGAAAAATAGAAATGGCAAAAGATAGTTATACTAAAAGAATGAAGGGCAGCTGGAATCAAGGTAAACGCTGCAAGGGCGATGCAGAGGAACGCCAATACGCTAAAACTGAAATAAAACAAGAACTTGAAAGCGACGATGAGAATTATCTTGTAAAACACAAAGCTAAGAAAAAGAAGAATGAGAAAGCAAGGTTAGAACATTGGATTGACTGGTATGAAAGGACTATCCAGGAATACGAGCGACGAGGAATGGACGACAGTCACACAAGTTATTTGAGGGATGGTCTGAAGAAGGCAAAAATGAAACTGGAGAAACTAAAGCCATAGTTTTCAGAGCGAAGCGACCACGGGTATTGGAATCTCAAAAGGTGGAATGCTTTCGTCGATGTTGTGAAGAAGCTTGTAGGCTAGCCATTCTTCTGGAGACTTTGCATTCTTCTGGATATTATATATCCCCCACATGGGTTTTATATTTGTAAAATGAAAATATTTATATAACTCTTCTTCTGTTTTAGCGTTGGAAAGAGAAATTGTATGATCTAAATGCCATTCACCGTGATTGTCCCAAGTCATTCCTGGTTGAAATAGGGATTCTAGATAGACAGTTAGTTCGTAAATAGAACATCCTAAGTATTTGGCATAATCGCATGAATTATTAAACCTACCTTTTTTAAGAGCAGAATTTAGTCTAGATCTTAAAGTATTTTTCAATCTAACTATGGTATTTTTAGGTTTGTAGGCTTTTGTTTTATTAACAGATTTTTTACGCCTGACTCGGGGAGTAAACTTATGATCTTTGAAAAATACAGGTATTTTTCTTTCCCTTCGTTTTTCTTTAATCTTGTCCTTGTTTAACATACGCCTTTTGCTGTCATAATCACGTTCACAAACTCTACAAATATAATAAGATTTTACACTCTCATGTTTATCCCTGTATTGCCTAAAATCTGTTTGGTTCTTTTCAGTCAAACACTGATTACATATTTTATTACTCAAATCGCTCATATTATATATGTTATATCATAAGATTTTTATAGAAAAATTTTTAATGATATTAATAAGTTACGTTCATTAATTCTTTAAAATTCTGGAAAAATTTTAAAGTTGTTATTACGGTCGTGTGAATAAATGTAACTATATGGGCCTTCAGTTTGGCCATGTCTATTAGGACCCGGTTCATGAAATATATGTCTAACCTTTTGTAATCATTGACTTATTTGGATTGGCATGTTCTATGATGCCGATACGTGACACATGCACGCGGACATAGGTGATGACTCATGTCAGGGCAGACATTTTGCATTAGCAATGCCGATGCCATACAACTTAACTAATGCATACGCGGGTTTATAGCGCAACGCGTTATAGGCCGATGCTATGGCCATGGCTTACCCTGCGTTGTCCACTGGCGCCGATCCTAGACAGTCTGCTAGTGAATTTCGAATACCTATAAGGTACGATACAGCATGACCTGACTGGCGCATTGACTCCAATGGGCGCCATTGATACTAACTATATGAGATTATTAAATTTAGTTTGATTCGTGACTTCTTTTACTCTTTCGGGACACTGGCATTTTGAAACACAAATGCCCTGCAACGGATGCTCCGCGCAAGGCGATTGACTATTTATTTTTCTAATGCTATAAAAGCGAGGGATAATACTAGCTATGTATTAATCCCTCATTGTAAAGATTGAACTACTTAACTAGTTATTTTGATTTGTGTTTTTCTATGTATTTGATAGCATTAGCTAATATACTGGAGTCTTCTAAGAAGATGCCTAATCCCGTGTTACATCTGCGACACAGTAATCCGCGTACCACTATTTCGCCTGTTTTCTCTTCTATCGTATGGTCATGGTCAACCATTAGCTGCAATCGGCGCCCCGTTTTCTTTCGAATGCCCGTTTCGGGTAGTTCACAAATAGAGCAGTTACCATTTTGTGATTTCAATACTTCGTTGTATCTCTCTAATGTTATTCCATAATGATGCTTGTAATGAGTATCACGGTATAGATCGGGATTCTTTAATGGGTATGCCCTGCGTTTAGTGCTATGACAGACCTTGCAATAAGTACTTAAGCCGTCATTCTTTCGACGTTCTTTATTGAATAGTTCTATTGGTTTAGTCTCATTACAGCAACTGCATTGTTTATGTGTCATAGCGGATTATATCATGCAATACACATATCCAAGTATTAGACAGTGTAAACGCCATAGACACTATTTTAAATTAACAGTTGCCATGTCTCATATACTTAGGTCTGGCATAGCCGCTGCAATAGAGTATAAGTGTCAGTAACAAGGTCATGCGTAAACTGATCTAACCGGGAGAATGACAATGAAATGCGATAAGTGCAAGACTACTGTTGGCATGAGTACACAACATGGCCATGTTAACATGACTTTAAATGGCATTCCATCAACGGTTTGCCGCGCATGTAGTTTTGAGATTAGGGATAATCAGATAAAAATTGAAGTATTTGAATTTTCAGGTGAATTCTGTAAACATGGCCTGCCCATGGCGTTAGGGTATGATATCTGTGAATGCGAGATATCCAATGAGTAAAGTAGCTAGTTATAAACATGGCGTATCTTGGATTGCAATGAATGACAATAATGGCGCATTAGATGCAATGGTTACAGAAGTAGTAGCGTCCTATATTTCAACGATTTTACTTGCCGATCTTTTTGGCAAGACAGTCGAACATGTCGCTAAAGACATAGTTAAAGCCCGTATGAGAATTGAAGAGTCAACTATATGACTAAATAGGAATTTACTAAGGCTTTACAGCTAGCGCATTCCGATAATGAAGTACCTGCATACTTTTCAACTGAAATGAGTCATCTTAAGGATTGCGCGTTAGACAATAAACGCAGGTATGTCCGTTTAGACCATGTCGCTAGTCTTATTCGTGGACATTGCTTGACGTTTGCCGGAACATGGGATTACACTGAACTTGCCAGTATTCAGGAATGGTCGAAACGCTTTGATTTGATCTAAATAATTGAAAGAATTTATGAAAATCTCTAATTCCCGTGGTTTCAGTTTGCTTGAAACCATGATTGCTCTGGCCGTCTTGAGTATCCTAGCTATGGCTTCCGCAGGCTTGATGACCAATATACTTCGGGCTCAAGTCACGGCTACCGTTGATTCAGATATCCTAGGTTTAGTCAGTCAAATGCGAGCGGCGTTGCAAAACAGCACTACAGCCGTATGTTCAGAGGATCTATCCAGTGGTTTACAAGTAGTGAACCCTTTGAACACTGTGCAGGTCATTGCTAGCGGTGGTATGTCATTTAATAATAAACTTTGGAATATCTCCATGATTGGATTGACTAATACCACTGTGTTGAATGGCGTTACTAAGGGGACAGTCGTCATGACAGTCAATAAAGACACTACTAGACTCTATGGCGCGCCCCAGTCTCAAATTGTAGTCACTGATATCTATTGCACGACTCCAGTTGCGCCAGTGACTCCCGTTGACCCCTGTGATAAAAATTGAATTGAGGAAACCATGAAAGTCTTTACTAAGATATATGATCCTGGACATGGTTGGCTGAAAGTTAGCCGTAAAGCCTATGAGGCAAGCGGTTACGTAGCATCGCGATACAGCTATCAGTCTGCTAGTGGTAAAACCGTGTATCTTGAAGAGGATTGCGACATGTATGGGTTTTTGTTGGCTATTGGCTACAGTACCTTAACGCGTGTTCGACTCAAAAATGTTTACATCAAAAACTATAGCAAAATCCGTAACTTGGAGCCTATCAAATGAAAATTTACATTGTTACTATTCATCCGACTAAGGCTAGCAAGTCTAGTTACCTGCTAGGCGCGTATTCCACTGTCAAGCTTGCCCATGATGCAGCTAAAGCCGAAGTAGGCCGCGCCGACGCGTCATGGTGGACAAATTACGATATTACTATGGCTACCGTAGATCGTAATGTCGAGCATATTGAGCATAATGGAAACGACCACTATTTGAAGTATGTCGAAGGATTGGATTGATATGCATATATACGCTATAACCTTTACAATTGATGGAGTTAGGGATTACAAGGTTATCCAGGCGGCTAGCGGTATCAGCGCTGTAAATTGGTTGCGCCGCAAGTTGAAAATGGATGGAATTGACTTGAGTCTTTTCCTAGTGGTAAGCTGTAAGCTGGAAAAAGACGTTAGCGTTTATGATCAACTGTAAATGAAAGGAAAACCGATGTCTAAGCCAATTAATGGTTTTACTAAACAGAAAATCTTGGAAGTCTTGCAGGCTCGAAAGTTTCCCGGACGGGCGATAAGCGATGAAAGGGGCGATTGTGCTTACAAGACTGAGGATGGTAACAAGTGCGGCGTTGGCATGTTTATCCCAGATGGTCATAAAGCCGAATCCTATCACGGGTCATATTTGGAAGTAATCGCATACTATCCCGATCTACTAGCGTTTATGCCATTAGATCACGTAGGTATGGGAGAATTACAATTTGCACATGATAGTTCCCCTAATGCCAAAAAAGCAATGCTGGATTGGGTAAATGAGAATGTGGAAAACGATTGATGTCATTAGACTAATCCCCCTAGTCTATTGAATTAACAAGGGAAGGAGAGCAGCGCTATACATCCAGGCTCCCGCTAGTGCGTCGTTCGGCGCGTCAAAGCTAGTGGGAGCCTTTTCTATTTGATACAGCCATGTGTCCATTATGGCCTGTCCAAGTATTAATCGCTGTAAACGCCTTACACACTTATCTTTCTTCACAAATCAATTAATCCACGTATTTAGTTTGGCATCTATACTGCAATACTATGTAATCAGAACGCAGTTATACCGGAGGATATATGCAAAAACCTGATTTATTTGACTTAATCCTGATCCTTATGGCAATCCTGGTTTTAGTGCTGTGCGCGGTAGAATTCAACCAATGGTTTATGTGATGTTTACCATCGTGCAAAATGAAAATCGATATCAAGTAAGCTATAAAGGTAAGCTAAGTATTCCCTTTGACGATATCACGGACGCTATTAATCACGGACATCGAAGGGCATTGGCTAGTATCTCTATTGGCTCCCACATCTCTCAACTGACGGGCAGTGGCGAGGAATGGCTAGTCATTAATGACACAGTTATAGCTAAGATGTATGACGGCAATTTGATGACTGATGTCGTTGGGAATAACGACGTAACTATTTGAAAGGATTTATGTTTAAGCTTATTAATGGATGGACTAAAGCAACTGTCATGGCTAAGGTCAAAGAAATGAATAATAACACGCAATGCCGGAATGAAAACGGAAACTGCGTTTATGACGATGGTAAAGGCAATCATTGCGCAATAGGTTGCTTTATCCCACTAAATCATGGGGCAATGCAGGGAGAGCCAAGCATTCAAGCTATCAAATTAGTAACACGCTATCCAGACCTTGCACTGTGTATGCCATTTGAAGTAATGTATCTAAATGACTTTCAAATAGCGCATGACAACGCTAAAAGTTGTGACTTAACCGTGTATGAAGCCGTCGAAAAGTTTTTAAATGAAAGAGTTACTGAATAGATTAGTTGCTATGCATTTCGAAGTCTGTTACTGTTTAGTTAGTGGTCCCAATGTAAATAACCTGAAAGGAATTTTATGAGCTTGAAAACCGTTTCCCCTGAAGTTGTCCAAGGTTTTGCCGATATCCCCGCTAATCATCCCGGTAGCGCGTCGAACTATGGCGTTAGTGGGAGTTACCTGCAAACCGATCGACACGCTATTGTGAGTGATCGTTTCCAAGTGATTCAACCGGCTGCAGTAGGAAACGCATTGTCTGAACGTGGTTTCAATCTTGTGTCTTGTTTGACTGGTAAAGCTAGACAAGAGGATAAAACCGATTTTCAGCGAACCATTAGCCGGTATCGCAGCAATGACTTGTTTGATATCAATGGCTTGTCACTGGATATCATCTATATCGGTAAACATATGGGTCGCGGCTGCGATGAACTTCGTTTGGGACTATATAGGGGAGTTTGCGCTAATCAGTGGGCAGTGGGTACGCTTTTTGATATGATTCGTTTCCGACACACTGGCAATGCTTTGGATGATATCCAGACTGGAATTGCAGCCGTGCTGAGTCAACGCGCTAAGCTTGTTGAAACCGTTCAGAATATGCAAGGTAAACAAATGACTGCCAGTGAAATCGAGGAATTGTGCAAAAAGTATGCCGATATTCGATTGAATGGCAAGCCTAACGTAATCAAGGTAGACTTTCGGCGCCTTGCTACCGTGCGCCGCGCTGAGGATAGTTTTGCCGATCTTTTCACGGTGGCCAATGTTTTGCAAGAGAATGCAATCCGTTTCCCGATTCCGTATGATCTTAACGCGGTTGACACACAAGGTAACCCATATGTGCGCCATATGACTAGCCGTAGACTACGCGAATCATCTAGTCAATTGGTTGAATTGAATGGTGCAATGTTCGATGCTGCAATGCAGTTTGCCGCTTAATCAATAACCGGTTTATTTTGTTTGCGTTTAGAACATTGTTTCATATAAGAAAGATTGTATATCATAAAATTGACATGACCAAGTATTAGACAGTGTAAACGCCATAGACAGAGTATCTGAAAATACACAGAATAATTTATAAGGGTTTTGTTTGGCATCTCGGTTGCAATAGGGTATAAGTGTCAGACAACAAATACGGGAGATGAAATGCGTTACAATTCTAAAACCATGATGCTTGAAGGATTATCGGAAACCGCTAAAACTGAAATTGTGCAAATATGTCGCGATATTATACTAAACGGCAAAATTGACCGGGAAAATCAATACGTTAAGTTTTGGCTTGAGCAGACTGGAATGGGGAATGTAACGCACGGGTTACTATTGCAAACGACCGTGATGCCGTGCCGCCTGCTCCTTTCTGTTGTATCGCTTTGATAAGTTAGGACGCGCTAGGGGCGCTTGCGAGGTATCCGCCCTAATCCCCTTACCGGATACCTCATTTTTATAGGAGTTAACATGTTTAAATCGCTTCGGGAATTCACTTTAGATAAGCAAGTTAATCGTGCCAAACTCAAGATTATTCATACCAATGATAAGCGCGGACCTTGCACTATTGTCCAGCTATACCGTACCTCTGTAGTCCATCGGCAAAACGTTAATAACGTGGTTACGCTGAATAGTGGCGCATGGCGTACCGTTTCGACTAAGACTTGCATTAATACCGCGCTAAAAGCGATTTATGGCAGTCTATCGCCTTATGTCTTTCAATATAAAAAGGAATGGTATATCAATTTACCCGGTATGCAAGATGCTATCAAATATTTTGACGGCATGACTATCGGTGGCGGTTGCGGCGCCCCATTCATGGTTTTAAACTGAAAGGCTAATATGGCAAAAATCATTGACTTTGTAACTAGACAAGTATTATTTGATGGTCCCGTAAAGAAAAGCAAGCCATACGCGCAACTTTGGAAGTTTACTGATAATGATCCATACCGTTATCAGTTGTATACTATCGCCAGTAATCAAGTCGAAGCAATTGATAACCTGCATAGGGCGAAAAGCCGTATCTATGAAGTGAAAGCAAGTTAATATGCCCGTAAGGAAAACATCGTTAAGCAAAATGGCGTTAGGTTTAGATGCTCTGTCTGTCCTTGAAATCATTGTTGCCGAACATCCCGGCATGATAACCGATGACGAAGTCAATGGCGCCGATTTAGTGGATACTTTGAGCCGATTGATTAATGATGACAGTGATTTAGCTAAATACCTAGGGAGATTAGTTTAAAATCGAGTTAAGCAAGTATTATACCGAAAAGTGAATTTTCAAGGGGATTAATATGCCATGCGATTGCGCGGTAGTTATGGCACCATGCCATTATTGCGAGAATTCATATGAATGCGATTCATGTGGCGGCATTAAATATATAGACGGGGATGGGTTAAATAAGACTAACACTGAATTGTTATGTGATGTATGCGTAAATAAAGAATGTTCTCATGACTGGCGCTTGTATGAGGGATTTACTAGTTGGTATAATTATTGCACTAAATGTGATAAAAAGGATTGATATGTTATTGACACAGAATAGCAAAATGAAGAAAAGTTCTAAGAATGGCCTAACCGTTGTTAACTGGACTATTCCCGCATTCATGTCTAGTAGTGGATTCCGGACCTGCCCTAATGCCGGAGTATGTGCTAAGGGATGCTATGCGCGTAGCGGGACATACATGTTTAAATGCTCAAAGGCAAGCCATGAAAAGAAGTTAGCTTTGACACAACGCGATGATTTTACTCAAGTTATGATCAATGAAATCGAGTCATGGCTTAAAAAGAAAAGCGTTAAGCATCTTAAGGTTAGAATACATGACGCAGGCGATTTTTATGATATCCAGTATTTGAATAAATGGGTTAGCGTTATGACACACTATGCCACTGATAGCCGTGTCAGTTTTTACGCGTATACTAAACAAGTAGACATGTTTAAGAAATACCGCGCAGTCAAAGGTTTGCCCGATAGTTTTACCGTTATTTTTAGCTATGGCGGCAAGCAAGACAAGTTGATTAATCCCGCAGTGGATCGACATAGCAAGGTTTTCGAGTCAATGGATAGGCTAGTTGCTGAGGGATATGCTGAGTCAACGGCTGATGATATGGTCGCTGCAATGGGAGTCAATAATAAAATCGGCCTAGTCTTTCATCATGTCAAAAATTGGGAAAATACGGCATGGGATAGGGTTAAATAACGGATTGACTAAGGTAAAGGCTCAAAAGTGATTTTTGGCACAACTTGTGCTATGAGGAAATTTTATGAAACTAACTTTTAAATTGACTTCCGAAAGTATTGTTAACGTCCATGGCGTCAAACTTTATCGCATGGAAGCCATAACGGATATTCCCGCGCGTGGCGTCAAGGCAGGTGATAAAGGCGGATTTCTATCCAGTGCGGACATTAACGGCAACGCTCGGGTATTCGGCAACGCTTGGGTATACGGCAACGCTCAGGTATACGGCGACGCTCGGGTATACGGCGACGCTCGGGTATACGGCGACGCTCGGGTATACGGCGACGCTCAGGTATACGGCAACGCTTGGGTATACGGCAACGCTCGGGTATTCGGCAACGCTTGGGTATACGGCAACGCTCGGGTATTCGGCGACGCTCAGGTATACGGCAACGCTTGGGTATACGGCAACGCTTGGGTATTCGGCGACGCTCAGGTATACGGCAACGCTCGGGTATTCGGCAACGCTCAGGTATACGGCGACGCTCGGGTATACGGCGACGCTCGGGTATACGGCGACGCTCGGGTATACGGCGACGCTCGGGTATACGGCGACGCTCAGGTATACGGCA